CCATCGTTGAACGCGCGGTTAAGCTGATCCGGCGTCGGCGTCATGTCATCGAGCGCAATCTGACGCTCCTCCGGCGTGATCGGCTCAGTGATCGCGATCTCTCCGGTGTCGGTGGCGGGACGAATTCTTTCCGACCAGCGGGGAAGTCATAGCGAATCTCGCAAGCCACCTCTTGGAGCCGGTAGCCGTTCGTTCTGTCGGTGGCCAGCCGGTGTTCCTCTTGTTTGAGTTCTTCGATCTTTTGTTTGAACTCATCCATGACGAGCTTCTTGTGGCCTTGCGTTTCGGCGATTTCTCGATGCTTACTCGCGAGACGGAAACCGAGGTCATTCAACTCATCGACGGTGAAATTGACGGGAAGGGTGCGGGACGCGATCTTGTGTTGTGGCATCGGTTTCTCCTTCAATACCTGCTTATGGCGCCGTGCTGCGCGTGCCCACTATTGATAGACCTCACGATCCAGCACTGACGCAATGAACCTAGCGCGGTAAGGCTGCAGCTCCGGCGTATCGATGGCCGCGGCGCCAAACCAATTCCATGCGGCGCCCACAAGGTTTCGCGTGTATCCGCCGCTATGGATGAACGCGCGACAGGTGACAACCTCTCCGTCAAGAATTGCCAGCACTTCGGGTTCAGTCATGGCTGTACCTTCTGGTAAACGCGCTCGATGAACTCCGCGCGGAATGGCCGCAACTCGGGTGCGTCCGCCGCCGAAGCGTTGAACCACGCCGTCACGAATCCCCGATGGACCATCCGCCTTGTTGCCGAGGACTCGTCGGCAAGCGTCGACTTCGATGGTGAGAAGGTTGGCGATTTGTTTTTTCGGTCATCGCCTACACCTCCCCCAGACTGACAAACTCCACTGCCCACCCGTGAGCGCGTTCGCGAACCATGCAATGACCGAATGGTGGCGCCGGGTCGTCAATCGCACTCTCGAGCGTGATCACGTCCGGTCGCACCTCCCCGTCGTAATCGAGCGCGCAGGTCTCGACGCAAACGCTCTCGGGGTACTCAAGAGCCCAGATCACTTCGTCCCTCTCGGCGAGCTGGCGCGAGTCGCACCACGTCCAGCTCGCGCAAAACCTCAACCTTCCGTAGCTTCAGAATTTGCGCATCCTGAGCTTTCATCTCCGTGCTCATCGCCTGAATCTGTCGGCGGGCGAAAGACATGCTCCGATCGGCCTGGACTAGGCCGGCTTCAAGGGCGCGGTTCTTCTCCTCCATGGCCTTGAGGCGCAACCGGAGCTCGACGATGGTCACAAGCGCTTGCTCGTTGTTGCTCTTGTCGCTCTCTGCCTGCTCGTCTGGGGTCATGCAGTGGGCCGGTGGTAACGGGGGCGAAAAGGCCGGATGTGATTTCGTCGAATACGCTCATTGATAGCCTCCGGTGATCGTGATTGCAGTCGTGGCGGATCTTTGGGTTGGGTTCTCCGGGGCATTCCTGGCTCATACGACGCTCCTTTTCACGACCCGCGGAACCTTGACGGCTTCGAGGTACTCGGCGATGTCGGCCTCGGTAAACACGAACATGCCCTCCGATGCGCCGGAATGAAATCTTTCGATAGCGCATCAGCTCTTGCAGTCTCCGAGGGCTGACGTCGATCGCCTCGGCGGCGGAACGCTTGTCGTAGACCGTTATGGCCATGGCTCCTCCATGGGATCGTCAAACCAAAGGAATCGGCGGACAGCCCCAGATGCGCGGAGTGGTTGAGGAACGGGATTTCATTTGGGCGATCTCCGACGCGGGCGAGCGATGATCCCGCCGCGGGATACGTAGTCGAGCTCGACGAGGCGGACGTCGAGGCGGAGCATTTCAGCCAACCGCTTCAGATTCTTCTGACTTAGCCGGTGGCGGTCGTAGCGCCTCGGGTTACGAAACGAATAAAAGAGCATCCGCGGGAACTTTTGCGCTGGCTTGTCTTTGAGATGTTCCGTTCGGCAAGGTATTCCCGGCAGACCTTGAGGGGAGAAACGACTTTGTTCGCTTTCACGCCTTCAATGTATAGTCCACTCGGTCATAAGTCAATAAAGATTCTAGCAGGCTTGTACGCAAGCCGAGATAAGTGATATTCTAAGCTTCTAACGGCGGCCACGCCGCGGCTTGTAGGTCCCTATTTCATTGAAAATAAGATCGTTATGCCTACACAACCAAGCAAGAAACACGGTTTGGTCCCGCTCACTTGGCGGGTTGGCCCGGCTTTCCGCGGACGCGCAGCTAGCATAGTGCGATACAAAAATGTTAGCGTTATGAGTATGGGAGACCGTGTTCAAGATGGCGTCGATGGCCAGGCCGAGGTGCAGGATGCTTCCACAGTTGGCGATAACGTGCGCCGCCTGAGGCTAGCCGCCGGCTTGTCGCAGCGTACGCTTTCCCGGAATGCCGGCATTCACTATCAGACGCTTAGCAACATCGAGCGGGGTGTAAGCTCGCCCGACCTTAAAACCACTTCTGCGCTTGCCCAAGCGCTAAACGTTCCTCTGGAGATCTTGCTGTCAACGACAACGCATGAGGTGCCGAGCCCATCCATGAGCAGGCCACCTTCGAATCTATCTAAGCGTCGGCACGGCGGTAACATAGCTAGGGCGCTGCGGCGTCACGGGTTGTCTATGGCCGAAGCCGCACAAGTGATGGGCTACGAACAGCCCGACATGCTGCATTTGGTTCTAAGTGATGTAGTAGACCCCTCGCTGGACGAGCTGCAAAGATTGGCCGACCACGTAAACGAACCGATCGGCGACCTCTTGCCAAACAGCGGAGCAAACCCTGTCTCGGACGAGTTCAGGGATGTTTTGGCGGTTCTCTCCGGGGTCAGCGGAGCGATGCGCGAAGAGATCATCGCGGCACTCGCGGTTAACGCCCGGATGCTCGTCAATATGCTTCATCGACTCGGTACTGATACGCGAAAACCACCGTTGTGGACGGAGCGCAGCGGCAAGGACACAAGCGCCGTAGGCACCGAGGTTGGATTCAAGCCTACGGACATTGAAAGAATTATCAAAGGACTCGCCGGCAGGGCGCAGTTTCCACAAAACAGCATCGATACCCTCCAAAACACGATTGACACCCTCCTCATCGCATTCAACCGGACTCCGATGCTGGCCCTCACCGATAACCCCCAGAACCCGAGTCGCAAGTAAGCCGGGAAGGTCGCTTCCTCCATGAAATGCAATTGGGATTTGATCGCCCGCTACGCTCTCCGAGAATTGAGCCAGACGGAGGAGAAGCGCGCAGAGGATCATCTCCTAGCCTGCCCGAGCTGTGCCCTACGTGTGGTTAAACTCGGTGACCGAAAGCGTAAACGGCAATTGCCCAATGGACCAACAACGCCAGACGAGACGATCCGAATAATTCGCGTGCTCGCCGATCGAATGGAGCGAGAACAGGTGGGCGTAGACGAGTTGGTCGACGAGCTCCTGCGATCAGCCCCCGCGCGATGGCACTACATTGTCTCTCTTGACCAGCGATTTCAGACAGCAGCCGTCGGTGGCGCGATCTTAAACCGAGCCGAGCAAGCCTTCTACTCTCAACCATCGCGCGCTAGAGAGTTGGCAGAATTGGCCATTGATATCACACGCGCACTGAAGGATACCGAGGAGCGCGACCGACTGGAAGCGCTCGCATACCGCAAGCTCTCATCAGCCTATGTCGGACTCGGCGAACACGCGGAAGCCCTTGGCGCTCTGTATAACGCCGAGAGTGCTATCGGGCCATGGCCAGATGCCGACTTGCAAAACGCCATTCTTGGTTATGCCCGTGCGAATGTGCTCCAGGTCATGGGCCGATCCGCTGAAGCCATCCAATTAATAGAAGACGCTATCGAAGTTTTTCGCACATGGGGAGACACCAAGCACGTCATCGATGCACGCATGGTTCTCGCTTTGATCGACTATCGAGCCGGTCGATTCTTGCCGCGCGCCAGCAGTTTGTCGAATTGACGAGCGAAATGAAGGAATCTGGTGATCGAGAGATGGAAGCGGCGTGCTACTACAACGCCGGGCAATGTTTGATGAAGGAACAAGCATACGACGAGGCGCTGGAGTTTTGGGCTAGGGCGAAATTGCTCTTCACGCGATGCAACATGACAACGGAAATCATCAAAGTTACTTGGAGCATCGGCTTGATGCAGGTTGCGAAAGGCAGTGTGGACGAAGGACTCGAAACACTACGAGAAGTTGAGGACGAATTTAAGGATCTGCTGATGGCTCGAGACGAGATCCAGGTTTGTCTTGACATCATCGAAGTTTTACTGGATCACTTCGGCGTCTCGAATGAAGAAGCGATTGATCGAGCCAGATGTGTTGTTACTCGCGCGCAGGCAGCTCAGCTATCAAACGAGTGCGCAATAGCGCTGGCTCATCTGCGACGAGATGCTAGAGATGGAGTGCTTGATTCCGAAATGGTTCGCCACGTCAAAGATTTCATTTCTATTTCTGCCCTGTATCCAGCGGCGATGTTTGTCCCGTTACGAAAACACGGGTAGGGAAATGCTCAATTCAAACACTCCTAACTACAAGAAGGGCGCTCTTCCCAAGTTCTCAGCAATCCGCTGAGTTACAGGAGGAGAAAACATGAAACGCGTCATCTTAGTGTCCCTATTTTTGCTAACAGTAGTATTAGCACCATCAGTCTCGGCCTCAACACGAACCCGCCCGACGCGCACATCAGAATCACTTATCGTGCGAACAATACTGAGAGTGGTGCAGGCTCTCGAGGGAGTGGTCATTCCCCGTCCTTAGTTCCCGCCCGGAGGGGGTCGCGTCTTCGCCCCCTCCTTCTTTCCCTCAGGAGGATTTGTGAATGCAATAAGACGCTTCACCCGAAGTCCACCGGCTCCGATGTCATCATCCCCAAACCCTAGTTCCCGCCCGGAGGGGCAGCGTGCCCCCCCCCTACTCTCTCTGGGGCAATTCAGGCGGGGTCGCCGATGTGGATGGCCGGAACCTGTCGCTATGCTTCGCCATACGCGAGGGCCGCAGTGTCGATCTTGTCTAATTCGGTGCGTAGCTGACGAGACAGCCACCTGGCGCACATCTCGGCGAGAAATGCGCCTAACAGCGCGGGCACGACCATCGCCACGAGCAAGGGCGAGTTCAAGATAGCGTGCTTGACGACGAGCCGATCCATGCCATGGCGAAACTCTTGGAGCCGCTCCCGTGCTTCCGGAGGAAGTGTCGCTAGGGTCGCCACCCATCGCGAATCGAATGATCTTTCACGAGATGACGACCTTGTGATGACCGCGAATATCAGCACGTGCAGCAATGACAGCCGATGACCGAAGCGGATATACCCGTTCATCGTTCTTCGCAGCATGCCGTATGCCGAATCATCGAAGCTAATCAATCCGGCGTTTGCCAAATCGAATAGCTCGTCCCTCATGGCGAACATTTGTTGCCGGAAGGCATCGACACGATAGTCCCTGTATAGCCACATCAGGAGCATGACAATACCGAGTAACGACACGGCGCTTGCGAGCCCGGTTACCGCTTGTGCTTCGCTCATGTTTTGTCCTCTGGTCTCGTGTCTCCACGTGGGGTCAAGCGACTGGAGGAGCGCCGCGGATCGCAACTCTCCTCAAGCTCACGAATCCGACTCTGTAACCGCTCAACGGTGTCCTTTCGCAGCTTATTCTGTGCGAGTCCATAACCGGCCGACCCTGCACTAAGAGACCAGGCAAGTGCCTGAGAAATGGAGAAGTTACCAAGGATTTTCATTGCGATATTAGCCGTTGTCGTCTCGCCGGCTAGCGCCACTACCATGACGCTAATGTAGCGAACGACGCCCAAGGCGCATCCCCATTTGATCGCAGTGATTAGAATCGTTGCCAATCCATCGGTGACGCGCGCCTGGCGCAGGACGCGATTTTCGGCAAGAAGCTCCGCCGCGCTTTTCTTCTTGTTGCTCCTCATCCACCCTCACGATTCGGCGCAACCCGGTACAATAAGCGGTACAACCGTAAATAACTTTTTGTCTTTTTTTGCCCAACAAATCCCGCTAAGTCCTTTGTTTTGTTGGTGCCCGAGGTCGGACTCGAACCGACATGGGGGTTAACCCCGGCAGATTTTGAGTCTGCTGTATCTGAGAGAGCAATTTCAAGAAAACATAGCAAATGTGAGACAAAACGAGACGCAACAAGTAGAGGATGGCAGCTCATAGCGGTACAATAGCGGTACAAAAACATGGCTAACAAACCAATCGGCTACGTCAAGAAATATCGGGCAAGTGGGTAGCTCGAGTCTCGTACACCGACGCAAACGGCAAGAAGCACGAACTGCGGCGCCAACCGAAGGAGAGCGACACCAAGGCAGCGGCCAGCGACCTTCTTCGTGACCTCGTCGATGAAGCGAACCGCGAAAAGGCAAGCGCCGCGACCGGACCAACAATCACCACGTTTGCGGAGATGGCCCGCGACTACGCGACCCATTGCTGCGTCGAGCCGGTCTATCAAAACGGGGTCAAACTTCGCGGCCTCGCTCGCCCGCAGCTCACGCGGAACATCATTAATAATGTGCTCATCCCGGCGCTTGGTCCGCGCCTGCTGACGAGCATCACGTTCCCCGAGCTCCTAGCGCTGCGCGATGCCCGATTAGTCGCTCCGAAACGACACGGCGGCTCTAAGATCACCGAAGGGTCGGGGCCGCGGTCTATCGCGACAGTGAATCGTGAGATGGCTGTGCTCGTATGCATCTTTTCGCGTGCCGTAGAAATGAACCTCATCGCGAAGAGCCCGACTCGAGCCAGGCGAGGAAATTCGATCGTGCAGCTCAAGGCGGAAACCCCGCGAACTCGCGTGCTCTCAGCCAAGGAGCAGGCAGCCATGCTAAAGGTTTACGCGGCGCGCACTCGTGAAGCATTCATCCTTGCCCTGCACACGGGTATGCGCCAGGGTGAGCTCCTGAAGCTCGATGCGGAATATTGCGATTTTGAAGCAGGCGTCCTCCGCTTGCCATGGGAGATCACCAAGGCGAAGAAGGGGCGCATTATCGCTATGTCGCCAACGGTCCGGACGATTCTCGAACCGCGCGCTGCGCATGGAGGGCTCATTCTGGCTGACATGAGCCTGTGGCAGATCCTCGACGATTTCGCCGCAGCCAAGCGTGCGGCGCACATCAAGGACTTCCAGTGGCGCGACTGTCGCGCGACGATCGCCACGCGGCTCTTGCAAGCGGGGCTCTCGGAAGCGGAAATCGCGCAGATGACCGGTCACGTGTTTAGTCATCCAGTGGCAGACCGGCCGGCCGAGGGGGCGAAGATTCTGCGCAAGCACTATCTGCGGCTCGACGGACAAGCCATCGAGCGCGCGGCGAAGGCAATCGAAGTGAACTAGGCCAGCCTCCTTACCACGGCACTGGCCGTTTTGGGGTGTGACAAGTAGGGCGATTTCGGGCGGGTTTCTGTCAGGCGAGGAAAGTGAAACAATCAAGCAGGTTTTGGCGGATTGTTCCGGGCCCCTCTCGGAATGTGAACCGGAAAACTTTCGTGGTTTCTGAAAATGTGCGTAGCTCACCATGACTCGCGGTTGCGTGCAGCCCCCTTCCCCTACTCCGGTTCTGCAGTTTTGGGGTGTGACAAGTGGAGCGAATTTGGGCCCCTTTCTGTCTGCTACACTTCCCAGCAGTGACGTGGCATTAACTGTCACCCAAAGGACCAGCGGATAAGGTCGTGAAAGTGAACCGTGGGGCTGCGACGACAAACAGCATCGAAGGCACCGTAAGAACACCAGCACTTCTAGCCGAGATCATCGAGGTGGCTCCTCGGCGCAGTCCGGAAGGTAACCGCCGTGAGGCGGCTTGGCTAGGGCGGCATCGCAGCGCATAGCGGCGGGGGAGAACTCGGAGAGCACGGCCGCGAGGAATCTGAGAACTTCGCGATCACGGCTCGCTAGCACGACCCTTAGCTATCATCGAGCCCGGCGGTGACGCCGCGAACCGGGCGACAATGCCCATGAGCGCAAGCAAGAAACGTCGGATCACCCGGCAGCATCGACGCCGCGCCAAGGCTGTCATGCGGCACGGGAAACGTGCCGTGAGAGCCCACAACCGGCCACGTCCTAACGGCAGAAAGATTCGAGTGAAGCGTGGGCGTTAAACGTATCGCCGTCATCGGCTCCCGCTCATGGACCGACTCCGAAGCCATCGCTAAGGCGCTCTCCGCCATCTCCCGACCGTGGGAGCTAGTCTCGGGTGGGGCTGAGGGTGCGGACACGCTGGCGGAGCTCTGGTGCAAGCAGGCGGGTATGGAGGAGCGGCACCGCCACATCATCCGGCCGAACTACAAGAGATATGGTCGCTATCGTGCTCCGGCCATCCGGAACCGGGAGATCGTGCGCATGGCCGACCGGCTCATCGCGTTCTGGGATGGCGAGTCGGGCGGGACGGCGATGACGATCGGGTTTGCGCGTGAGAAGGGGATTCCGGTTGAGGTGATCGGGGTCTAGAATCGGTTGAGCCAAGGGCTGCCGTTAGCCTGGGCCGGCGATCAAGTTGAGGCTAACGTACTCGTCCAGCATGTCCACATGCCAAAACAGGTGCGTAGGAATCTTCAACCTATTTGCCAAGCGCACTACGTGTCGAGGATCGACGCTTACCGGAAATTTGAGTTCTTCGAGAAGAGCGCCCCATCGCCTGATCTCAAACCAATCATTGCTCAACGGAGTCACCTGAACCTTGAAAGCCGTGAGGACGCGAATTACATCATCGCGATTGACCGGACCAGGGCCTGACATACTCAAAGCGTCAAAACTCGAAGGTCGCCAACTAGGCGACCTTCGAAACCTCATAAAACTCAATTTTTGCTGAATGCAAGTGCAAACTAATAGCCATGCACTGGATTGGTTCCTTCTCGCCTTTCCTCGCATTGAAATCCATGAGCACTGCCGCCGATACCGGCTTGAGGAAGTTCGATATGTCTTTGTACTCCCGCAGATGTGCGTCAATCGTGCGGGTGAATCCCTCGAAGAATGTGTTCATAACCTCTTCCAGCGAAGAACCCTGCGCCGCGTAGTCAACCTCCAGCCCCTGCGCGAAGAAGAACCCATCATCCTCCTCGGTGACCCAGACGCGGAGGTTCCAGACCGCAACGATGTGCGCGTCGATGTCTTTGTTTGACGCGGACTCATGAAGATGATTAGCCTTTTGCATCCAGACCTCCTCCTTTCACCACCGGACAAATTCTAGGCAGGAAAGTAACAACCTAGAAAGCAAGCGATTCCCTTCGCCGTCGCGCCTGCTTTGACCCTCATCACCCTGCTCGCAGAATAAGCCATCACCTTCTCGACGGTCAAACAGCGTGCCGAAAACAAATGAAAGCGCAGCATTTCCCCATGCGCAATTTGCTACACTCCCCCGCGGCTCTCGTTTGACCGGGAGCTGCTTCCCCTGGCCCTGCCCTCTCCAGCGGGCGGGGCCTTTTTGCTATAATTCCCGCCGCTCGCGAGCTCGCCCTAGCTCGCCGACACGCCTCCGGGCGGGGGCCACACTCAACCCCTCCCTCACACTCTCCCTCGCCCGGAGGATCAATCAGAATCTTTCCCGCGCAGGGGGTGGGGTTCTTCCCGCTTTCGTCACTCCAGGAGTAGGGGGCGTGTGTGCCATGGGCGATTGGACGGGGCGAAGTGGCAACGGAGGCGTGTCGGCCAATGATTTCACGCGGGCGGAGCAGGGCACTCCGTTCCGCGTTTCCGCTCGTGACCTGGTGAGCTGGTCTATCTCGCTCATGGGCTCTCTCGTAGTGGCGCTCAGTGCGTGGTTTGGGATGAGCGCGCGGGTGGATGTGCACGCACGACAGTTCGTTGAGGTTGAGCGGGCGATTGTGCGCCTCGAGGTCGAGAAGCAGTCGAAGGAAGCTGCGGCGGGGGATCAGCGGGAGATTATCGCGCGGCTTGATGCGCTTCGCCAGGGGATGGCGGATCTTCGAGAGAGGGAGCAGGTGCGGGTGAAGACGGGGCGACAGGGACGGGATTAGGAGGGGATTGTCTCGTCACAAATATCGCATCGCGTCCCCTTCGGAACTTCGATCTCGATTTCCTGCACCTCCTCAGAGGCCCAGCACCGATTTTCTCCGTGCTCCACGACCGCTGAATCACCATCAACGAGAAAAATTCTGGTCGCTTTTATCACCCTATCCCTCACCGCTAAGCACGCGGGCCGGCATCTCCTCGATCTCGTAATCCCACGGCGCGCAACCGCGCGTCTCGTCGTCGCCAGCCCGCTCTGCGTCCTCGATAGTGGCAAATTCTTGACCGTTGTTCAGCAGCTCCGTTCCGCCGTCAAAACATCCGAGTGGATCTTCGCCAGTGCAGTCGCTGCACGAAAGACGTACGCGGTAGCTCATGGCTGCACCGTTGGCGTTTCTCCGCAGTGTGCGCATGGATTCTGGATCAAATCATGCGGACAGTGGAGCCCATACCAATGCCGCCCGCAGAACTGGCACGTCCGGCGGTAGTGCCAGTCATCATCAGGGTCGGTCGGGTCGGGATCAAATTCGCAGTCGCAGCTCACACCTTTTTCCTCCGCCCCAGCTTCGTCCCCACGGGCTCGATAGCGGTAGTTGCCCTCGTCTTCGCCGTCGAGCGCTTTTATCGCCGCACTGCGGAGCGACATGAGCGCGAGATGCGCTTGCCCCGTAGCGTGTGGCATGGTGCGCTCAGCGAAGTCGCGAACACCCTCTAGCCATTTGCGGAGCCGCTCCACTTCAGCGATGAGCACATCAACGTCTTCCTCGGCGCCGTCCGCTGACCGCATAGCGCCCAAGTCCTTGCGGGCCACCATCTGGTAGGGGCTGGCTTTTCGTGCCTCGTTGCGCGCCTTGATCGCGTCCAGGTCAATCATCGAAGGTCGCCTCGTTGCGATGACCACACCTCGGCCTCCTCATCGTCCGGCACATTCCACTGAGAGCCGTGTGGCAACGTTTCCATATTCACGAAGCGCTTGTCATAGACGTTCTTGCTGGAGTCCGGGTGTGCCCGAAAGTAACTCACCACGCGGACGACAACCAGCTCAACCTCACTATCGGCGGTGATCTCTTCCAACTCAGCGAGTTTCTTCATTTCTTGGATCGCCATCTCGACGCTGGTCCCGCGCCCGTAGAAATCATTCAGCGTATCCAGCTTGCGGATGAGGTGCCCTCGTCTGCGCATCTCTTTACGCGCACTGATCTCAGCGAAGATGTACTCCAGCGGAGGATGACTCGGTGGTGGCTGCTCGATCGCGTGGAGCGTTCCGACTCCGCGAACGAACTCGCCGATTACGGGCAGGCGTGGCTTTTCGGAGGTGTCAATCAATTCGCGTCCTCCCCCTCGACAATCTCTCGCGCGATTTCCAGATATGCCTCCCGCGCCCTGTCAAATCGACCGAGGGCGATGGTTAGCCGGGCCCTCCAGTTTGCCCAATCAGGTCCGGGGTCATCTTGCGCAGCGAGGGAGGCGACCATCTGGCCCAAACGCGTCGCCGCCTCAATCATCACGTGCACTGCGGTAGCCATCCGTTTGCTATCGTTGATTCGGTCGGTCATTTTGGATGTGTCCTTATCCTCGCTTCCGCTTGCGCTTCGGTGTGGGGCACCCCGCCGCCTCCCACTCCTCTCGAGCCTTCGCGTATTTCTGCTCCGCCGTCGCCAGCTCGAGCTTCCGGTCATCGTACCAATTGCCGGAGCGCGACCATCCGTTGTCTTCGGTTCGGCCACGGGCATGCTGCATGGCAAGACGAGCGGCGCTGAAGGCGGCGTAGACGTTATAGAATCCTCTTTTGGCCATCACACGCCCCCGCGCCGAGGAATGAGCCTATAACGCTCCGCTTGTTCCAGCGTGAGCACGAATTCTTCGTCGTCGCCCATCAGTCCTTCGCGCCGCGCGTAGAGGTTGATCCCGTGATCGGCGCAGAACTCCTCCCACGCTCCGTCTACGTCGATGATTTCGCGTGCAGTGACGACAATCTTCATGAGCTCACGCCCCAGCTCATCCTCTCAGAGTCATCGATCAAACCGCGCAGGGCTGCGCGCAGTGCGGGCCAGTCTCCGACCCGCGCCCACGCTCGCTCATCGACCTTCGCTCCGCAAAGGAACGCAAAGACTAAAGCCGGGTCTCGCAGCATAGGGCGGTCATCTAGATCACCGTGCAGCTTGGCGTCGATTGTGATGACGGTACCGCTAGGAAGGACGATTTGCACTTCGTGGCGAACTAGAAAAGGCGTTTCCTTGTTGGCGTTGTCGATCAGCCCCAGTAGCTGCGCCCGCATCACCGGCCAATCCTTGACTAGCGTTGCCAAAGGGCCGGCCATTTCCGCGCCACAGAGGCGAGCGAATACTAGCATCGGATCGCGAAGCATCGCCGCATCTTCCGCGCTGCAATGCGTCGTCACGTTGACGACGGCATTGCTCGGCATGCGGAACATTAACTGGTGGTTTTCCAAGTCTGTGTCATGAGCGTGCGCCGCATCTTCCGAGTAGCGAGGCATCTCATAGTCATCGTCATCAGGTTCGCTCATCGTCGTTTCCTCTAGCCTTAAATGTACTCATCGGCTTGCCTTTGCGCTCGCGAACGGTGATCGCCATGGTAGTAGCAATCGGGCGCCGAGTCCGCGTCGGGGTTGCCGGGATCATCACAGATGCACTCCGGCGCATCTTCGCGCGGGTCGGGATCAGGCGGATCGTATAGGTAAGTCATGGCATGATCGCCTCGCAGGTAATTTTGAACACAGTGCCCACAGGGAAGTCCTTCACCTCCGCATAGTAGGCTCGGCTTATAAGCACGCCATCTCCGCCCGCGAACTTGCCATACGACCTTTCGGCAACCGGCTCGGAAGTCCATTCGACTCGTGGGCGCTCTGGCGTGATGACGCGCTCTTTCATGCTATGGCGAACACAGAACCACGGCTTGCCAACAACCCCAGAGTCGTGCCGCTCCCGCTGCGAATCGAACTCATAGAAAGACGACTCGTGGCAACCCGGCTCGACGCAACGGACTGTATATGTTGATTTTCTTCGACTCATGGCTGTCGAGGCTCCTCCTCTTCGATTAGTCCTCAATCGTGTGTGGATGCTTCCAGCTCACGAGGAAGTGCGGAATGCGAGGAACGTTCGCCGGATATGGCGGTTCACCGTCACGCTCCCACTCCAAAATAGTTCGACAGCCATCAGCGTGAATGAGCGGATGCCAATGCTTGCCGACATGACCCGCCTTTCCGTTGCACGATCCGCCGGCTAGCGGGAGCGAGGGACAGTCGCCCGGTTCGTTGATCTCGCGAGTCATCAAAAGTCCTCCTTTTCAACTAATGAAACCCTACCGCTTCGCTGCGTGATGCGGCCAAGCGAAGGCCGGCAATGAACCGTTCTGTAGCAGGCCGCATCTGGTCGTACAGGGCGCGCGGTGGCATCTTCTTAGACATCAGAGCCTCCAGCGCATCAGCCAGCGGCCCGCACACGTCGGCCGGGATCTCACCATCACAGTCGGAGTGGTTCATGAGCACATTGATCGGTACGGATTGATCAGAATACCGACCTGATACCCATGCATCCCGTAGAGCCTCCTCCGTGGCCCCCTTGGGGTCCTCGGTGATGAACAGGTGTAGCCAGCATCGCCAGCGCATGAACGCGCTATACGGGCCGTGCCAGCAATCGTGTGTGGTGTCGAGTCCCACTTAGGGTGCCTCCTTTCTAGCGGCAAGGCGCTCGCGCTCCTGCTTTGCTGCATCCTTAAATGTAGCGGCGAGTTCTTCAAGCGTCATGGCCAAGCTGACGGGATAGTTGGCGTTAGCAGCCACCGTGATCGACTTCGCATCGACTTCTAGGGTGAACTTCCCATCTCCCACGTGAAGGTCAATCCGGTGTCCATCCAGGTAAAACGTGGCCCACCCATACCGTCCGTCCTCGCTGCGCGCCAAGCAACTCTTCCGCTGCATCAGAGCAGCTCCTCTTCAAAGAAAAGCGTACTGTCCGTTGGGAACGTGTCGCGATCGGCCACAGGCTCGACAGGCGTAACGGCCAGAGCGAGCGTAGATTGCCGGCGCGCTCGCTTGGGCTTGGCCTCTGTGCCGGGAAGCATCGCACCCAAGATCTTGCGCACCGTCCAGGCGTTGCCGACGGCGTCTAGATCGCTGGCGTAACGGATGGACTCCAGGTGGGCGTCAACCAGAGTGACGAGCAGCTCTACGTGCTCGGTGCTGAAGTCGTGTTTCGTGCATTTTGCCATGATATTTATCCTGTTCTTATACTGGTGACTGCCTATCGCTTCCCGCCTGCCGCAACACCTTTCTTGAGCCCGGCCCGAATGCCCGGCACGTTGAACGCCTTGCCACGGGCCCGAACCATGGCGCCGATGGCCACGCTGTTCGCCTGCAGGAGATTCGCGTCCTCGGGGTGGCTGGCACAGTGGGCGATGAGTTGATGGAGGTTTGTCACCTCAAATGTCCAGGTCTCCCGCATGGAGATGCCGGAGACCTTGGGCACGTTGGGCGCCGCGTGAACCAGGGGCGTCACGATCGGCTCGGCTAGGATCTCCGCCGCCGACTCCGTATCACCGTCCTGCTCTGCCTCGATGGCCTCCAGGAGGATGCGTTCCTCTTCCCGCTTGCGCGCCTCGTCGCGGAGCCGCGCCTCTTCCGCTTGGCGGATCTGCTCTTGCTGGTAATCGTAGGCGACGATCGACCCCTTGATGATTGCCTCGGCGATCACGAGCGGGTCTTCGTGCCGCTTCTTTTGCTTGATCGCTTCCTTGTGAGCGTCGTATGCCTTGCCCACAATCGGATCGAACGTGTTGTGAATCTCTCGGCGGAGATCCTTGATCTCGTTCAGCAGCTCCGCAGACTCAACATAGCTTTGCGCGTCCACAATCTTTAGTGCGCGGGCGCGATCTGGCCATGCAATCGCGCGGGTTTCTAGTTCGACGGAAGAGGCCACTGACGCGGCAACTAGCTCGGTGGTAGTCATAACAGTCCTGTAATTTCTTCGAGTGTTTCGGTCGGCATGCAAGCGCGCGTACGCGTACTCCAACGCGTGTCGCTGTGTCTACGGTAGCGAACGCGAAGCGTGTACCCGTTGCTGACAAGGGCCTTGACGTAATCGCACCTTTCGCACCATTGCTCGCCGTTCGGTTTTTGCGCGCCCCACTGATGATGCGTGTTGTTTTCCATTTGTCATATCCTCGCTAAGACAGCAGTCCTACTTCCCTTCGCACGTTGGCAATGATTAGAGCAGCACGGAAAACTTGGAGGTCAGCTCGCGATTCGTACAGCTCTGTTTTGTAGCGCCCATCGGGGGCCAGGTGCACGGCGCAACGCTTGGAGACGCGCTGCCCGGTCATCTCCGTCGAGGCGTCGGCGTAGCCGGCGGTCTGCCAGCCTGTGGCTTTTGTGGGCGTCATGAAGCTCTTCCAGTCAATAATCCATAGCTTGCCGTCGATAATGCCGCGCCAGTCGAGCGTGCCGGCGTAGCGGTAGAGGGTGGAGTGGACGCGTTCCTCGGTGGCGATCGTCTTGGCTTTCATGTCCTCAACGAATTGCAGCGCGCCCGACACAGGAGGATGAAGCTCCTCGTTTAGAGTGCTCCAGTCCAGCCCCTTACCGGAGAGCTCTAAGTGGATGGCTTTGTGAATGACACTCCCGCGCTCGCGGGCGTACTCCGTGCAGAAATCATAGTTTACCAATCCCGCGCGCTTGAGGACCGTCGTCACGCTTGGTAGCTCGTCATCGCCGAGAAAGTAGCGGTGCTCTTCCGGTTCGAACCGGAGGTCAGGCGCCGGGAATGGGACTACGTTGCTCATTGAGCGGCCTCGATCAGGATGAGGCTCAATTTTCCGTCACCCTTGTCATCAGCCTCAAAGCTAACGGGAACCTTGGCAGCCAAAAGTTCCTTTGCTTTTGTCGCGACTGTCTCGCTAAAGGTCGTGTATTCCTTGTCGTTGCTCAGCTTCACTACATACAACCGCCATTCGCCGTTAGTGTTTTTGCCAGTCTTCGCGACCCGAACCCCAACAACACGCGGAGCATCACCGTCGACCACTCCCTCCTCGGGCTGTTCGGCCGGCTGGGGCTCTGCAAACTGCGGATGTTGTGCGGGAGTATCGTCGCCAGCGAAAGCGCCAGCTTCTTCAAGCTCCGATTCATCGAGCAGACCGAGGCCACAAATCGACAACGTTACACGCCGCTTCGCTTTCGTCTCAGCCTTCATCAAAGCGTTAGCTAGGTAATCGCCACGGAGGTTCGCAATTGTGACCGCGCCAACAGACTCGTCGAGGCGACCATTAGGCATGACAGCCCTGGCGGTGACTAGATAGATTTCCCCGACCTGCTCACGGCCGACGATCTGGACAGAAACGTTTTTGAGCTGCCGTAGTTGGTCGGTGCAATCCTTCTTTGCGTAGAGAACGAGCTTCGCGCTGCCTTCCTTCTCTTTGAGTGTAAGGTAGTCGAATGGTTTGGTAAGCGGATTGAGTCCAAGCGAGCTGCAAACTTGTGCGTAATACTCGCTTCGTTGTGCAGGGGTAAGCGCCGAGAGATCGCCTTTAATGACAACCTGCTCAATAAGCTCTGGGCTCGGTCCGTTGTTGCGTCGTGTTGGTAGTGCAGCAATCTCGGTCATCTGAAATCTCCCTGCGGTTGATTGTTCAATTCTACTGCGAAGAACTCCTCCCCCCCTCACCTCATTGGCTATACCCTTTTCGCTTCACGGTCTATCGCATCCTCAAGACAAACCGCGTGGTAGCTGGCCCTCACTCCGGTGCCATCACGATAGAAGGACACCTCGTATCCGATCGAGATATTGCAGTATTCGCAGATCGCGGCGGCTTCTGCTCGTATTGCTGCGCAGTCGCGATCGGCGCACTCTCCCTCGCACGGTCCGTACTTGGTTCCTGGGGCTGGTAGTTGTCTGGCTGCCATTATTGCAATCTCCTGTGCATCTCTTCGTAATCTCCGTCGTCATCCGCCTGCCCCTCTTCCATCTCACAGTCCTCGAGATAGCAGGCATAGCATTCGTCTAAGTCTTCTCCCTCTTCGCACTCGTCAACGTGGTGAGTGCAGACACATGTGTCGGGTTCGATGGGGACGGTGTAGTAACTCATAGCTTGCCTCTCTTCGGGAACGGGATCACCACTGCCAGCCGCCCAGGTCCGCACGAATCGCAAGCCCAACGTCGCGTGTCTTCTCCAAACATCGGAATGGAGTCGGCGTCGGGGACTTTGGCGAGCGCGATGACGTTGCACGCATCGCACAGCTTGACCGCGAAGCCATGACCGCCAGTCACGAGATGAGAAGCCATGCGGATCGTTTTCATTGCTGAACCATTGTATGCTTGCTCGGGCAAGGATGCAAGCGAATTCGGTCTTAGTGAGGCATCGCAGCGTGACTTATTCGGACTTCAGCGGTACCCTGTGTCTCGATGCCGCGAAGAGCCAAGAAGAGCACGGCTGACCCACCACCAGAAGAGCCCACCGTGGACCCGGCTGTAAGCGCTGCGGCCTCGGCCCTCTCGAAGCTGGGAGCATCCAAGGGCGGGCACGCTAGAGCCTTGAAGCTCAGCCAAAAGCGCCGGTCGGACATCGCCAAGAAAGCGGCTAAGGCGCGGTGGAAGGCGTAGGTAACGCGGGTCGCGCTCATCGCGCCTCCACCACCACCACGCCAGTGACGCAATCCCACGGAACGCCAGTAGCATCAAGCAGTAGCAGGGTCGCCTCGTCGTTGCTGATCGCGACCCGTTCCGCAGTCGGTAGCGTATCAACATGAAATGTCCCCTCACCGTCGAACCACATACAACCCCCACCTTTTAGCGTTACATGCTCGACCACAGTGCAGCCGATCACCGCGTAGATCTCGCGGAGCTTGTTCTCTTCGGTGAGCGTGATGGGTTCGCGCCGGCCGTCTGGATAGATCACGGTGCCCTTCATCGCCGCTCCTCCCTCTCCCACTCCCGCTCTTCCCTCTCGACTTGGCAGCTCAAATGCGCATGGAGCTTCCCATCGTCGAGCGTTACCGGCACATTGAGACCGAGCGAGTAGTCACAGATCCGGCACATATCACCGGCTGCCGCCTCATCAGGCAACCATCCGTCGTGCCGGCATCCGCAATTACCTGGATGAAGAATCACGTAGTCGTAACCATGCGCGGTGCTCATCGCTCTCTCCTCATGACGACCGTCGTATACAGACTTGCTCTATTAGCCTCGGCAACGGCTGGCGCGATCCACGAGACCAGCCACGCCGGCCACTTCTCTACCTCGTCCCGGTTGAACGCGCGATGCGCGGTCAGGATCTGGCGCGCGGCGTGATCCATTGCTTCGCGCACGATTTGGATGTCTTCCTGCTCTTCGGGGTGCATGATTGACCTCCGCTATAGCTGGCGATGCTCGATCGGCCACTCTCGAATTTCCATCGCCGCTATTACGTCTTCGATTGGCCACGTGCGGAGCGCATTCGCAACTTCTAGCGCCGCAAGCTCTGGAGTGGATTCCGTGGTCGGGATGTGGATGCTCACTAGATACTCCATTTGTCGTCTCCTACTGTTTACGCTGCCATTTCTTCGAGTTTCGCTTCAACGTTTTCGATATAGACCACCATCCGCCGTCCAACCGCTCCCAACTCCGCCGGCTCGTATCGATACCCCACGGCCCACGGGTAACCATGCGGAACCTGCTGCCGAATAGCGCGCGCTAGGTCGATCGCGACCCGGCCAAGGCTCGCGTAATCGCGCTTGCCGGTGACGTTGTTGATTCGACCGGCGAGGGCGAGGCGGCGATACATAGCGGCTTTGGAAAGCTCGACCATGTATTGCCCGCAGTGGGTATCGCAACGCCCGCTCATGCTGCCACCGCCGAGCGCTCTGTCTTCACAGTCTGAATCTCGGTGATCTTGACCTGGTGCCAAGCCTTCCGCATCTCGTTCGCGATTGCCTCGGCCTTCACCTTCGAATTGCAGGCCGCTACGAGCTTCCAGGTCTTGGTTACGGTGTCGAGGCGAAGGACGAAGCAGGTCATTTTGGTTTCTCCTGTTGGGCGGTTGTCTTTACTGAAGGCAGTATAGCCTATTGCCCACTTGCCGGCAAGTGGGCAGAGAAGATATTTGTTGGTTATGGAACCCTCCATCAATAGGCACACTTGCCGACGGGCTAGTTCGTGCGGCAAAATAAAAGTGCATGGCGAAGGCACCACGTCAAAAACGCGCAGGAACCCGCTGCACAACTAAGCCGTCTCCGCTAACGATGGTCGAGTTCTCTCAGAGAGGCGGGCTCGCTAGAGCGGAAGCTCTCGCTCCAAGGCAACGTCAAGAGATCGGAGTCAAGGGGGGGAAGGCTTCTCAAGCGGCGCGCACACCAGAAGAACGCCGGGCGATCGGCAGCCGGGGAGGCAAGGCTAAGGCGAAGAAGGCGGCAGCAGAGAAGGCCTTGGCAAAGAAAGCCTCAGCAAAGAAGCCACGCGGGCAATCAGGAAAATAGTCTTCTGCCCACTTGCCGGCAATCGGGCACTCATGCTAGACTTCGGCATGAACGCAAACCTAGTTCCCGCATTCCATCTTGCCGCCCTTTTCGCCGTCACTCTCGTCGGCTGCCAAACAACCTCAGACCCGATTAAGGAAGCCAACAAACCGCTTCGCCAGGTCCAGATGTTCACCACGAACAAGAACCCACCCGGCGCCTACCAGCTTGTAGCGCGAATCAAGAGCGTCGCATGTAGCACCAATTCCAGCCCTGCGATGGCGACAGAAGAGGCACTGGCACTGCTGTCCGTTTATGCGGCCAAGCACGGTGGAGACGCCGTGATTCACATCGCATGCGAGGAGAAGGGCGCGGGCGTAAAGAACAACTGCACAGGCGCCGTGGTTTGCTCAGCGGATGCCGTCCATCTGGTCGAGTAGACATCCGAATAACTACCGCCTTCCTGCTTGCCGGCTCTACCTAGGGTAGACTGGCAAGCAGAGGGGCGATCAAATGGGCAAAGTGGTAGCGAGCACCGCGTTTGTGGTTTTCGTTTTCGTGTCAGTTCTCGGCGGACAGACTCACGTCATCAGGCCGGAGTCACGCCAATCACTCGGCGGCCATTCGGCCATCGAAACGACCGATCCGGGGATGGTCCAGCAAGTATCTAAGTTGCTGGCCGAGCGGGCGCAACCATCGGCGCAAAGAATCGGCCCCCTGTCGTGCACTGTTGCCCCTACGCTGTCGTGCAATACCACCATGAACGGAAACCCATCATGCCTCAGCGGCGAGTACTACATCGATCTGTGGACGTTCAACGCTCTGGCTGGCCAAACGCTGACGATCACGGCAACGACGGCGACCGGATATCAACAGCTAGTCACCATCCAGAGTAACGGAAGCATCCTGAAGCAAAGCAACGGACCATCACCAGTAACGGTGACCTACACGTTTACGACGGCCGGAGCGTACTACATCGGATTCGGCTTCGTCGCGAAGTTCGCCACTGGTGCATATACCCTCGCTCTAACTTGCGGAACACCGACTCTACCGACGACTTGTCAAACGGCCGGCACATTGACACGGAATGTGCAGGTCAGCGGCGCCATCGGCCCCGCTGATGCCGCTTGCTCTGTCGCCAAGACCACCTATTTCAAACGCTACGAATTCACCGCAACCGCAGGCATTCCAATCCGTATTGTTGTCTCGACTAGCTTCCCAAAATATCTCGAAGCAGCGTCCGTGAATGCGTCTTCTCGGCTAACGCAGCGAAGCGAGCCCGCAGAACCATACCTGATTTTCTATCCGCTTACGTCCGGTCAACAGTTCGTATGGATTGGCCAGGACGTCGCCACCCCTACCAGCGGCACGTTCACAATCACCATTGAAGATGAGCCGCTTGACCCGTGCCGACGACGGGCCGTGAGTCACTGAGCCGAGAGAAGGGTAACTCCATGAGATCATCGCCGCCACCACGCACCACCCACAAACCCCGAGGTCTCGCCACCCTCACCCTAGAGCGTCGCCGCGAAATCGCCAGCATGGGCGGGTTCGCCTCCTGCGCTGCGCGCACCCCGGAGCTCCGCCGAGAGATTGCAGGCAAAGCGGGAAGAGCCGCCCGCGCCAAAGAGAGCCCGTGGCGGCGAAGTCAGATCGCGCGGATGGGTGGGTTGGCGCGGGCTGCGAAAGCGCGGGAACGGGAATGAGCTACGAGCGCGGGTCGGCTCAGTGTGCGGACGCGCGAATGACGAAATCCTCGCCCGGTGACGCCGCCTTGAGAAGAGCGTCGAGTTTCTCCACGGTGGGCACCGAGGCGCCACGCTCATACCGAGCGTAAGTGTTTCGCGAGGAGGCCCCAAGCCGCGCGGCCATCTCCCGTAGAGAGAGCCCAACGGCCTCCCGTCGACGTTTGAGCAGCAACGCGGTCATCGCCGCGGCATCGTTCCCGGCGACCTCAAACACTGAGCCCAGCGGGTAAACCGTCGCCTTGAACCCGTCTCGGTTGACCATGGCCTCTAACCAATCGCCGATCATCTCTAGCGCTTCTCTTCGCGTCCGTCCCTGCGTCATTGCCTGTAGGATCGGGATCTCCGCGAGCCACAGCCGCCCATCGCGAACTACTCGTCCCTCAAATCTCATGATTGCCCCTTGCATGCGCGCCGTAGAATCGCGCGAGCTAGCCGTTCGTTGATCTCACGGTGGCGCGGAATCGCTTCTTCGCGTTCACCGTTCGTCCACACGTCATGTCGGCCGCCACTCCTCAGAAATCGCCAGCCGCATTTGGTCAGGCTGATTTCTAGGTCTCGGCGCTTCATGACTCACTGTACACCGATACGTGTACACTGTCAACAGAAATCTAGCGGGGCAAACCGGCGGCATGCGCTCACGTCACAATCGCCGGCCGCACCGCGACGACCGTCGAATAGATGACAAACAACGCGATCAAGATTTCCATGGTGAAGCACTCCTTTCCGTGAAATGAAGCATCAAAACGAAAGCCCCCCGGCCGGCAGACCGAACCGGGGAGCCTTCGCCTCGCCCGTTGGTGCGCCGCCATCAGCCGGAGAGACTCGGCATCAGATCGGACTGCAACGAGCAGGGCTTTTCGTATTTAGACTTCAACCGGGGGAACGGGGTTGTCCGGATTGGCCGCGATGGACTGCAGCCGCGTCACGATCTTGTCAGCTTCGGCCTGCTGCTCAGGGGTGAGATTGCCGATATCGGCGATCAATGCTGCAACCCTGTCCGCTGCTTCGTTAGTGGCGGTATCGATCTTGGTTAGGACTTCTTCAATTTTGGACATGATTTTCCTTTCAAATTTAGTGAGTTGCTGAGCGAGTTGCTGAGGGAGATTTCGCACTGTTTTCTGGATGGACCTGAGAATCGTTCGTTTAGTTTTCATTCCTCCTCGCTTATTTAATCTGCCGCACGGGGCGGAAGTCTGGATTCCTGAGCTGATCGAATGGCGTGACCGACCACTGGCCAAGGTTGTTCTCGCAAACATAATCGGTCACCTTGAATCCCATGGCTTTAAGAACGTCATCGCTCGGCGTGGGTCCCGTCACGTTGTCGTTGTACTTCGGCATGCCGGCGGCGGGGAACTCGATCGGTGGAGGCGGTGGAGGCGTGACCACTGGCGGCAATGGATCGGGATAGACCGTCGCGAAACGAGCATCGGCTGCGTCCAAGTCAGCGTCTGACACACCGGCAGCGGCGGCGACGGCGCGGGCTCTGTTGCGCGCCTCCATCGCTCGCGCGGCAAGATCGGCGATCAGCTTAAACGCCTCTAGGGTGAGCGTCGCATTGCTATTCGCCATCAAAACACCTCCGCTCGCACCGTTTTGATTTCGGCGAAGGCCGCATACAGCTTCCCGATCGCGACCGAATAGTCCACAGGCTCTCGACCTGTAACGGCCCACAGGTCGAGAGCTGCCCTCACTTGAGGCCCCAAAACGCGCACCACACTCTGTGCGTGTTCCACTCGCGACCATTGCGGGTCGCTCAGTAGACGTGCCGCACGGAGATCGCTCACCGTGCGCATAGTGACTTCGTAAACGAGAGAAGCATCGACGTAAGACAGCCGCGCGATCTCTAGCGGCGATCGTGCAGGCATGCCCGCGGCGGATGAGCAGCTCAGCATCAGTAGCGCGAGCAGTGCCGAGATGCCGCACTGAGCCCGCCTCACGGCACCACCGTCACAATCTTTGGCCCGTCGGCTTTGACCGTGGCCTCCAGTACTTCCGTCGATGTACCGGCCGGCATTCGTAGAGCCGTCACGATTGTTTGAATCCATTTCTGATTTTTTAGCCACATCCAGGCGAGTGGAAACGCGAATGTGACGATCCATGTGGCAATCGTCATCGGCCACGAGTCCAAGATGCTGGCCGCTAGTTCCGCGGAGACCACGTTCCTAAGCACAAGCGCACCGAACAGCGCTGCTAAGAGATACCGAATACCTGATTTCACAAATTCAACGAACAGCTTCATCATCGCCCTCCCTCTTTCCTACATTGGTAGCTTCCACGGCACCTGATCCCCGCCGACGGAGACGTGCACGTGTTTGGTGTGTGGATTTGCGCCCTTGTACTCGCGCCAGATCCATGGCTGAACAAGTGAGCTGAAAATGCGCCTGTCGAAAATCACATACTTGATCCGCGGATCGCGACTGATCCGAAGGACTTCCGCAAACTTGCCAGCGTCGAATCCGCCCTTTGGATCGTTCGTGATATCGAACGCGGTAACGATGCCATCGGCGTTGGGGATGTGGTCGCTCGTCCCGGCTGCCATATGCGCATCGTCCGCGATGGTCCCGTCCGAAGCGCGGTTACGCTTCGGCCATCGCTCGTCGATTTGCGAGCGGAGCTTTTCGAGCTCCGGGGCCAGCTTCCAAACAATGACCATAGTCACCTTGCCTAAACGATCCCAAACGCCCGAAGCACATAAACCAATAGGAGAATTGCGACAATCACGGTGATGACGTTGCGCGCTGGCTGGCCTAAGCTCACGTATTGATTGAAGAGCACGAGCAGAATAATGACCACCCCGACAACGAGCAGAGTCTCTAGCACGTGTCGATCCCTCCTTTACGTAGCCGTTAGATTGTTTTCGTAACCGTTTGCTACCAAGAACTGCAGAAACTTTTTCTTCGGCGTTGCCTGACAGAACGCGGCCAGACACGCAATGAACTCAGTTGGACGGACGGTGTTCTGCCGTACCGTCAATTTCCCGCTGCTCCATGTTTCTTGAATCACATAGTGAATCTCGCCAGTTGCGCTACCCGGCACCGGTTGAATCGAAATCTTCATGAGGTCGACGCCAGTTACGGTGTCTGTTATCGGAGTTGTTGGGGTTGCGTCTGCCATCGTCATCGCTCCTAGTAGGGCTCGATAATGAGCCAGCCGATAGAGCTGGTGTCCGTCGCGTCGGAGCTCGTGATCGTGAAGCTCGTGCCAGCAGTCCGCGCGGTCACGGCGATTGCCTTCGGCGCTGCGACAGTCCCGAGGACTTGGACCGTCAGGAAGATTCTGCTGTTCGCGGTTACCTTTGTCGTCGAGACGACCTTGACCCCCGTTACGAGTACGGCCACTCCCATCGTGGCGTTGGTTCCTTCCTTGACGTACAGCCCATTCCCGGCGGTGTTGACAGCAATATCGCCAGTCACGTCGAGCCTCTTGAGCGGGATCGCCTGATTGATTCCCACAAGGCCCGCTTGGTCGATGGTGAACCGCTCGCCGACCGATCCGCCTGCGTTGTCGTAGATTCGTAATGTGCCGCCCTGGAGCGCTTGAATCAACCAATCGTAAGGAACGGTGGCGGCAGAATTGATGAACCGGATGTCAGAGTCTCCGCTTGCCGTTGCGCCTGTAAGCGTGTAGCGCACGCTCGCAGTACTCGTGATGGACATCGTCGTGCCGGTGAATGCTGGCGAGGCGATCGGCGCGCGGCTTGTGTCCGTCGGATGCACGTGGTCACCGCGGGCATTGCGGGTGGAGGTTCCGGGCGCCGCCGTGCCATTCATGAGGGGATTCGCGGACGCGGCTTGTGCGAGCACGAAGGCGGTAGACGCGGCTTGCGTCGTATTGGTGTCAACGGCGGCAGTAGGGACGAGCACGGGCCCACCGAACTCGCTCGTTCCCCCAGCCACGAGAATCGCCCGATTGATCGATGACCCGGCCGTGGGTGCGTCAATATAGAGAGACGTGAATTGCGTCCAGGTCGCGCCCGCTCCAACGGAGCCATCATGAACACGGTTTCCCATGACATGGGCAATCGTGTAGACACCAGGAGCAGAATTCATTGCCGTCGAGATTCCGTAGGCGGTAGCCTGCGCACCGGCTCCAAATGTTGGACTAACCTGGAGTCCGGCCGCGTCGCTCACGGCAGCCAAAACACCAGCGATGATTTCGCCGATCTTCGATTGTGCCGGCGTGCCAATGCCGACGTTGAGCGTGAACTGAGGCGAGGCTGCCCGCACGACTGCCCCCGTGCCCGTTGTCGGCGAGATGCCATCACCAGAGAGCAGGCCGCCACCGGCTGCGCTCTGATGATTGTGCTGCGCGTTGGTGAAGTCCGCGACGACCGGTACATCTAGCGTCTTGTTTTGCAGCGTCTCGGCGCCCGCCGTCGATGCCAATTGACTCGACGTGCTGGCACCCCCATAGCCAAACCCGTAGTAGGCGTCGAGGTTGTTGCTTTGCAGCTTGGACAAACTCACGCCGCATACCCGAACTGCAACGCGGAAATTGCTCCAGGTCATTTCATTCCGCGTGAATGCGGTGACATCAATCGGCGAGACTGTAAAATCATGATCCTGGGCAACGAACTTATGAAAGCGCGCTGTGCCTGTTGCCATGTCGTAAATGTTGTAACCGAGCATGAAGTCGGATTCATCACTCGCGAACTCGTAGATCTGAAACTCAGAGAGTGTGTAGGCGGTCTGCAGCGCGGTTGTCGCAAACTTGAATCGCCATGCTCGATGTGGCCCCAGATCCACCCCTACTTCCGGGATCGGAACGTGGATCGAGAACGGGACATCGCCGACCTTCGCGAAACCAATGTACTGCGTACCGTCAATGATCACATCCGAACCGAACGTAACCGCGTCTGCCGACGTTTTCAGGCTTACGATGGGATTTGGATTATCGAGCGCAGCTCCAGTGAAGGAAGAGAATGTGGCGCGTACCTCACGAATTGTCTTTGCATTGCCCAAGCCAAAGTCAATCGTGAGCGTGTCGCCGTTGCTGATGACACCGGCCGCCACAACCAGATTTCCGTCGTTGATCTTGGTTCCGTCGAATGACGTGATGCCGCTTTGCGTCCAATATGAGGTGCCATAGAGTGCGCGGGTTCTCCGTGGCGCCTTGACAATGGCGAGCATGACTCGTCCATCGGCTTCGGGCATGAGCGTTATGTTTTGCGGCCATTCCGCTGTGCCATACATCGTCACCGGGTCAACCGTGCCCGCGCATGCTGCACTCACGACGCCACTGATTGCCCGGAATGCATAGACACGGATCGTGACAGGTAGGGTTTCGACATTGACGAAGACCGGTCCGCTCTCTACTTCTGCAATTGTTGACTCAGCTTCAATCGCGGTCTGCGCTGTAACCGCATACATCAAGGCATACGGCCATCCCGGATGATCCCAAGTCACGCCGACCTTGTTGGGATACACGGTGAGTCCGTCGCCAATCGTCAGCGTTGATGCGCCAGATGGAGCCGTCGGCGCCGAAGGTACGGCAAATGGGTCCGGCAGGGCCGGTATCGGATACGTCTCGATCGCTCGCGACTGAAACGTGTAGACCGCCGGGTCATGCCCGCATGTCTCAATCGTCCATGCCGTTCCATCGGCGGCCCGTGTCACACGAAGCACGCGAAGCAGAAACGACGCAAGCCCGAACGTCGCGGTCGTGTATTCGATCACGTCACCCGGCTCGAGCTGCATGGCCTTGGGATGCACGGCACGCAAGACGACTCGGAGATTATTCAGCCGCGAATTGAGCAGATAAAACGCCTCGCTCGCAGCGTGAACCCCGTCGCTCACACCTTCGAGCTCGTAGTCCGCTTCCTTGGTGATCGCCGTGCCAGCATCGACAGCGGCAGTTCTCGCGTACTCCGGCACCGGCTCATAGTTGTTGAGCGGATCGGGGAATTTGACGACGACCTGATTCGGAACGCCGCTCCCGCCCATACGCTCGATGGAGATAGGCACCGCTTCCGCCTCATTGAACGTCATCACCGGGGATTTGTCCTTGTCGATGACGAAGATCATTTCCCCGCCGCGCTCGATGACATTGCAACGGAAGTGCGCACGCATGGCGTCGATGTGGGCTTTGTGGCTCGCGCCGCGAAGGAGGAAATAGTTCAACGTGTGCTTTTTGGCAGAGAGCCCGGTCGCCGTATTGACAAAGGTCTCATCGCAGTACGTTGCGGCGTCGATCACGCTTTGCGTGTTGACAGTTGCTCCCCTTCCGTACTGCGTCGAGACGATGTAATCGGCAAGACACCAGGCGGGGTTGTCCGACCAGACGTCAAGCCCCGACGTATAGTTGCGCACCTTCCGACCCTTGAGTATGAAGAGCGGGATGGGGAACGCACCGGGAATGCCAGCCCATGCGGCGGCTTCCCATACGAGGGTCGCGGCCACATAGCACAGGCCGGGATACCTTTCGAATGTCGCCGCCACGCCTGCATCTCCTGGCGCAATCACGTTTAGGAAATGCACGGACGCGGCCGGCGGCGAGAGCAGGCCCTGGAAAAACTCGTACTGCCAGGCTCCCGACGCCACCATCGCCGCAAGCGTTTTGCCGTGCGGGGAAAACGATATCCACGAGGGAATCGCACGGACCCTGAGAGAGTCCGTAGCCGACGCCGATGACGTTGACGTAAGGGGCTCCGCCCGCGGCGAAGTTGCGCGGCCCAAAGAAGATGCTCGGCGCAATACGCACTTGCCCGTAAGCGACACCGATGCGCCCATTGAGGCCTTGGCCGCCGATCTCCCGCGACTCGCGCCCGGTGACGGCGCCGCGAACGTCGCCGGCTGTTGGAGGAGCGGGACGAAGGAGCCAGTTGACGTATTCAACGGGATACTCGATCGCGCCGCTGTGGGTCGTCGGGTCTACGAGATATGCCCGCGTAGGATCGCTTCGCAAGACGTAAAAGGCCTGACCTTCCGGCGTGAACTGCTGCTGGTAGAGCGACGTGAAGGTCGGGTGTTCCGATGGTCTGCGGCGATCGGCCATAGTGTCAGCTCAAGGGAAAGCGCTCCTGTACTTTCATGGAAATGTGAACACGGTCAAACGACGGAGAGTTGCGCGTTGCCCGCTCGGCGAATTCGACGGTGTAGCGGCGGCGAAGCGTGCCAGTGAGAGTGAGCGCGACGCCGTTGGCTGGTGCCGTGGCGAAGCGGATCTGATCCTCTCCCTGTGACCCGGTCCCTACGAGCTTCGTATACAGCGCCGTGGCTACGGCGTTCTTGTAGACGAGAAGACCGCTCGCCTCGACCTCTTTGCCGGGGATCGTGAAGTCGGTTAGCACTCCGTTCCCGGTGCCGATCGAGACGGCAGTCACTACCGAGGTTTCAAAATCGAATATGGTGAAGCTGGAGAGCCGGGACAATAGATAGAACGCCCAAATGATGTTCGCGTCGGCTCTGGACACAAGAAAGTCCATGCGCGCGGTCCAGCGCAGACCGCCCCACGAGTCGCGGATGTAGCTGTTCCCCGCCTCAGGCGGCGTACGCTTGATGTTGTCTTCCGGCGTGTTGTCGTAGCCGTACTGCGGCTTGCGTCGGGCGCTTTCGGGGAAGATAGCCATCAGCGTCCCCTCCCTGCTCCGCGCCCTAGAAGCGGCGGGGGTGAGATCACATCACCAGACGCGGGAACATACGGATCAATCGGCTGCGATGGGCGCGGTGGCACATAGCCGGGGTCATTCGTTCCCCACTGCACTTTCTCCCCTGGATCGAGGGCGAAGCGGAAGCCGCCGAAGTTGATCGTGTTCGCGAGCGTCAGGCACGTTGAGTAAAGACGATCGCAGCTTGTGGCGCCGCCCGCGTATTTGCACTGCGGACCTTTGAAGATGAAGTATCGGCAATTGCGGAGGTACTCCTGCGTCGGCCCCACTGCCTGCCCCGATGCGCCATAGACCGAGCGCACGGTGACAACGGCGGTCGGTATACCGGTGTCCTCCCCCATGCAGCGGACCCCGTCGGTGATGCCTTGGGCGATGACATCCACGCCTTGAACGACGTTCGTGGCCGGGTCTGCCCACGCCTCCCAGACCGTGATGCTGTTGTCTTGAAGGTTCTCGGCGAACGCGATCGCGCGAATGACCTTACTCGCATCCTCAAAAGTGACCGAGCAGGAAAGCTCCCCCTCGCCGTCAGCAACCATCTCGGAGATCGTGAAACTGACGTTGAGCCAAGTGTGCCCGTCCCAGGCAATGGCGATTGGCGCATCAGTGAATCGGTACGTCGCCGACTCCCCTACCAGCTCACAGAGAAGGAAGGCGGTGATATGGTTTACCCCGTCGTTGCCATCTCCGAGATGCGCGTTGATGTACGTGTCGAGCGGCTTCATGTCAGAACCCCGTCCTGCGCGCTTGCTGCTGTTGAGACACGACGGCCACAGCACGTTGTGCCCCGCGGAGCTCGGCCATCGCCACGACGTTGTCAATGAGCTTTTCGGCGGAGCCGGAGACGGTCACGTAAACGAGGGGCTGGCCGACGCTGGCGTTAACCGTGGTGCTCATCGATACCGGGATCATCGGCGGCGTGTAGGAGTTCGCGCCGATGTCATTGTTGAAGGGGCCGATGCCATCACCGCCTGTTCCGCCACCTCCACCTACACCTATGCCCGTTCCGGTGCCCGGCGTGACGGCAGCAGGGAAAAGACCATCAATTCCGGCCCGTAGCGTTTCGAGGATGCCGCTGATGACACCCAACAGATCCGTGTTGGCCTTGATAATCTGATCGGTCAGCTCGGTAAATCTCGCTCCGAGCGTATCTTTCAGTCCCGCAAGTCCATCCGTGGCCACCTTGGCAGCATCTGGTAGCCCCTTAAGCGCTTCCTCGAGCAGACCGACAGCAGTGTTCACTCGTGACTTGATCGCCTCGTTATCGGCCGTGATGGCGTCCGTGAAGGCTTTGAGCTGCGCATCCGCCACCTTGCGCACGTCCTCGAGCATCTTCGTGAGCTGCGCGGCCGCTTCGGGCGTTTTCCCCATGAGGTCGAAAAGGGAATTCGCGTTCGAGTTCAGCTCGCCCACGATCCGCGCGATATCCTGTGCGCTTCCAGCGGTCTTAAGCTCGTCCCGGAGGCCGCGCTGCTTTCCCATCAAGTCGCCGATACGAATATTTGCGATATCTTGGGGGCTCGCCCCCGCCGCCGTTGCTGCCGTGATCTTGCCCTCGAGAGCAAAATTTGCAATGGACGCATTCAACGTTTGATTGATGGTCTCCGTTACCTGCTTGATCTCCGCGAGCATTTGTTTCTCAAGGGCAAATTTCTCGCGAGTGAGCTCTAGGACGTTTCGTGCGGCGGCGACTTGTTCATCAGTAGACGACGCCGAATTGAGAGCCTCGAAGGCATCAGCTAGTTTCTTTGCCGGCGACTTATCAGGCGCAAACATCTCGTCTAGGCTCTTGAACCCATCGAGCAGTTCGGTGATGGTTGCCGTAAGCCCCCGGCTCAGCTCATAGATTCGCCCGATGAGCGCTTGCGCCTCGGCTCCAAGGGCAGCGAGTTCCTCGGGGGTCTTCGCCACTCCGATCTTGCCGAGGGTTCCTTGGAGCTGCCGTTCAAGCGCGGACTTCGTGAAGCCGGGCCCTTTGTCTTCGAGCCCGATGGCGACGATCTGCGCGTCGATAGAGCGGAATAGCTCGTCCTGAACTTGCTTGATCTGATAGAGGTATTGAAGGACGGCTTGTTGACGCTCACTCTCCAGCTCGAGGATCTTCTTTCCGCGCTCGATCTGATCAGCCGTACCGAGGCCTTCGAAGTTTCTGGCCAACAGCTTCATCTTGTCGCCGAGCTTAGTGATGGATTCGATCTGCGTTGCCCCGCCCTCGGCGATTGCACGGGCTGTTAGCTCGGTTCCGGTGAGCTTGTTGAAGTCGGCGGAATCCATGATGCCGACGAGCAGCGCGATGAAGTTCTGCACCTTCTGGAGAGCGGCCTTGGGGTCGAAGCCAGGTAACTGGTCGAGCAGCTCTTTGAGCTTGCCTTCAGTGACACCAAGAGCTCCGAGACCTTCTTTAAAGATCGGCTCGTAAGCCTTGAAGAGCATCGTCGGAATACCGTTCTCGACGAAATCTTTCAGCTCTTCGCCGGACAACCCGCCAACTTCCTGATGCACCTTGGTCCTGAAGTTGGAAAGCATCTTCCCGACCACTGGGCCGAAAAGAAGATCCTCGAGCACCTTGGACGATTTACCAAGAAACGTCTTATCCTTCCACGGTTCCGCAGCCGGGCCGAGCACCTGATCACCAATGTTCGCCATGTTGCCGGCAAGAGCGTCGATAATGGACGTTGGTAGCGAGTCGAAGATGTTCTTGATGACGTCTTGCGTCGCTTCGATGGCTCGATTCAGATCACGCTCGGCTTGTGCGGCATGTGCAGCGGTCGCTTTGCCGAGCGCTTTGACATGGACCTTCCCGCCCGATACGGTCAGCTCATAGCCTTCCTTTTTGCCGCCGGCTGCGTAGCCAGCGATGCCGCCGACAACTCCGCCGATGACAGCTCCCCACGGCCCGAACATCCCGCCTGCGGCGGCGCCCGACGCGGCGCCAGACAGGGCGCTCTCGTTTTTCGACATGGTGCCGCGCGTCTGGTAGATGCCATAAAGGGCGGCTGCGCCCTGGATGCCGCCGTAAGCCGCGGCGGACATTGGGCTGCTGGCTTGACCGCTGATCACTTTACCGGTCGCGTCATATTTTCGGGTGTCAGGTCTCAGTGCGGCCGTTTTGAGCGCCGCCATCCACTCTGTCACGTGCGCATTGACTTGCGAGGCGAGCGCTTGCCGGAGGCCATCGGCAAAACTGTTCGCTGCGTCCTTGAGACCGCGCCCGGCCACCAGGTCGGAGAACGCATCTTCTGCACCTTTGGCAATGGTCCGATTCATGTCCTCGTAGAGGGCGATGATGTGGCGGTTTTGGTTCTCATAGGCAGCAAGAGCGAGCTTGTTTCGATCAAGGATTCCCTGCCGTTCGATCGCAGTTACCGCGGCATCGGTCTTTTTTGCGTTTTCCTCGATGTCTTCCCCATGTTGCGCAAGTAGGGCGGTCCTCTTGCGGTCAAGGTCTGCTAGGAGTACGTCGGCTTGCAATTTAAGAAACGGCTCGACTCCCTTGGCGCTTTGAGCTGCCTTGACCGCGATCTCCTCCGTAGCAATTTTGTTCATCCCTTGTGTGTGCCGGAACAGTGTCTCTGCCGCTCGAGCTTCACCCTCGACCTTCGCCTTTTTGATGGCAATGGAAAGAAGGGTTTGCTGTTGGTTCTGCTCGAGCTTCAGTAGATCGCCCTGTTTCATCAATCCGCTCGATGCCATCACTTCAAACTGGAATTTCGCCTCTGCGGCCTTGGCGTCGAGCGCAGCAATGCGGGAGTGCGCCTCCGCCGTAACCAGGTCTCGTTCCTGACGATCGCCGATGGCATCTACTTGGAGACGCAGCCTCTCGAAGATGGCTAGCCGCTTGGCGGCATCGGCGAGCGATTTAGCCGCAATGGCGGGGTCGGTCGGCTTCGGCGGAGGAGGAAGCAGCCGAGGGCTACCCTGCGGCCCCAATAGTCCGACAATCGCCTGCTCTTCGATGGGTGCTTCTCTTGCCGTTCGCTGTCGCTGAAACATCCCCGTGTTGCCGCGTGGAACTGCTCCTGACAGCTCTAAGAACATTCCTTTCCAGTCCTTGACGACCGGACCCATAACCTCGGTCCATGCATCGCCGACTTGGCTGAATGTGTCTTTTACGATGCCCCTGAACCCTTCGCCGGCTCTATTGGCAGCCGCAATTGGCGCCGGGGTGGCTACCCTTTGCGCCTGCTGAATCAAATCCTCCATCTTTGCGAGGATTGGAATGAGCTTCTCGTACCAGAGCGCGGCGGTATCCTTGATCGCCGTGGCCCATTTCGGGAACAGCGCGATGAGGTCAGTTAGCTTGACAACGACCGTTCCGATGACATCAGCCATAGACCGGATCGTTTCGACGATCACCGGATTGAACGCCTTCTGCCCATTTACATCGGTGACGAAAAGGGCATCATTAAGCTTCACTACAGAGCCGGCTAGATCCGTGGTCAAGCTCTGCGTGGCTTGCCCCATCGCCTGCTGCCAACTGTCCTTCAGATTCGACGTAGCCACGGTGAGCGTACCCATGGACAGTTTCCCGGCGATACCGAAGGCGCCCAACTTCTCTTTCATGAAGTCGAAGAGCTTGCCCTCGGCCGCGAGCTCGTTCATGTGCTTGCGTAGTGCTGCGGCGTTGCCGGCGAATTCAGAGAACACCGTGCGGGAAAGCTGTGACATGCGCGAGAGATCTCCCTCCATAAGGCCGCGCAATTCCTGAGAGAATTGCCCTTCGCGTAAGAGGAGGGGATTGATCGCCGTGGCTGCCTGCGAGGCGAGCTTCACGAACTCGGTGATCTGTTTGATGGAAAAGCCTTGCTCGATCGCCTTGGGCGTTGCTGCCTGTACGCCAGCGAGTAGCTCCTGATACGTAGCGGACGTCTCCCGTGCCGCTACCTGCAGATCCTTTTGCACCTGCACCGCGAAAACCTGGGCAGCATTGAATTTCTCCTGGCTCTTGAGCGCCTTCCCTTGCGCATCGACGATGTTTCCGGTTTGCGCGATGATGGCAGCGAGGCCGAGCTTCGATGTTTCGAGTAGCGCGTTGAATTCAACGCCCGTTGTCAGAGCGGACTTGAGCGCTGCGAATGAACCCGCGAGGGCACCGACTGCGGCGACGGCCGCAGACGCCACTCCGGCCATCGATCCAAGGGTGGTGCCCATGCCGGCAAGCCCGGAGTTCGCCGTAGCAGCGGAGCCTTCGAGTTGGCGCAAGCCAGCGCTAGTGAGCTCGAAACCGTTGCCCACCTGCTTTACGTCGATCTCTAACGCTAAGCGCATCTAGTCCGGTTCCTCTGTCTCGATATCCGAGAGATCACCTTCTACGCGCTCAGCATCGAGCTTCGTGTCTGTGCCCTTGGTCTTCATGGCTAGCCGTTTGTTCTCAATCTCCATTTGCGATGCTTCAAGGATCTTCAAGCGCTCCACCTCTGCGATCAGCTCCCCTCCCCTGACCCGATAGCCGTGAATGAGAAGCTCCAGCGCGCTCTCATAGCCCGCCCACCCGATGACGCCCCCCATACCGGCCACTAGCCATTGGCTTTCGAGCAAACACCAGATCGACCATGCGCGTTCATTCGTGGGCTCTACCGTTGGCGGTATGGACCAGCAATCCTCAGGACTCCTGCACACGCCCTGAAAGTGGCATGTGTCCCTGCACTGCCCCGCTACGCGCTCACCCGGTTCGGCGAGTTCTTTCGGGCATCCTCGCCAGCGAATGAGCGCTCTGAGTTTTTTGCGTCATCAGTGATTTCGATCGTGGCGAATTTCTGCGCCGCGCTTACGATGTCAACCGCGAGTTGTGAATTTTCGAAGAGGAACACCTTCATGCGATAGTCGCAGGGCATCGGGTCGCCGACCTTGTACTCTGTCCCGGTGTCCGGATCGACGAACTCATTCGCGAAGGTAATGCCCTCCCAGTCGGCGATAAGGTAATTCGCGAGCTCACGGAGATAGGCCTCATTGCGCCGGTCCTTGTCGTTGCCTCCGATGCCCCACAGAACTTGATCCGCATCCATGACAGCAATGTTCTTTGCCTTGGCTCGTTTTTCGACGATGGCCAGCGATGAGCGGGTCCAGGGTCGAAGATGAAAGATGACTTTCTCTTCATCTTCGACAGAGGGTGGGTAAATCCAGGGTCGAGTGCGTTGCAAGTCTTCGTTACTGGTGAAAATGCCGAGCTTCATTGGGAGCTTTCCTCGTCGTCTGATCTGCGGTTAATAGAAAGCCCCCACGATCCCCTCGGCATGTACTCACTCCGAGATCGTGGGGGCACGTACTGCGCCGGTTGCTGCTGGCCTATCTGGTCTCTAGCTAGTGTCTCGTTCTCTCGTCTTACGGAATTGCGGCATAGGTAACGACGTCGTTCACGAGGATTGCTCGAATCGCGCTCGCGGCCGCACCATCGTCGTAATACGCCTTGTAATTCATCGGGACCACAAGCCCGCCCGGTCCCGGCACGCCCGGTGATTGCACGTCGTATTGAACCTCGTCGATCAGGAACTGGAGTGACATCGCGGCCGCGGCCGGATAGGTGAGTATGAGCGCCTCTTCCGTCGCATTGATTGCCTTGTTGTACTGCGTGATCGATGTAAACGTGACTTCGAAACCACCGCTGATGCCAATCATCCCCTCCGGCGCGTCGCTAATGAGGCCAGCGTTGCCGATAGTCCTTGTGCCTTCGATGTTATTCGTGATGTTCATCCCAAACTTGGTCGCTGCAGTCAACGCCGCCCCACCCTGCGAGAGCGTGACGGTGGGAACTTTAAAACCAACGACGGAATGCAGCAGAGGCGTGGCATCCTCGGGAGCAGTCCCTACAATTTCATTCTGGCCGATCCAATCAACACCGCATTCCTGTAATCCGCCTGTGCCAACCTCCCATGTCAGACCGTTGGGCTTGCACCCTACGTACTGCATGGAGATGGACAAATCCGAGAACCACTTCTCCAGCATGTAGGTCTTGGCGAGGGTTCCGACCGTAAACGTGTGTGTGTATAGGCCGCTCGCTGGGCCAGCAACCCCGTATGTGCCGAACAGCCCATACAGAATCCATCCGATGGAGCGGACGTCCGGCTGTAAGGTCGTACCGCCGCCGACGGTCTTGCTGTCAACGCTCGGCATCGTTTCGGATCGGTTGCCCTGCAACACACGGCTGCTGACTTTCCCTTGCGTGAGATTGACGCCTATATCGACGGCCGGAAGGCGCACTCCTGGGCGCGACGCTGGTGTTGCGCCGTATGTGGCTTCCTCATACATCCGAAGTGACGCTTTAGAGCCTCTTCCCTGAGCCATGGATTACCCCCTCGGCGTCTTTTCGGTGTCGGTCTTTTCGGTGTTCTCTATTGCCGCGCGGGGCCGCCGTCCCGTTGTCAATGTCTGATAGTTGATTGCTGCCCGTTCGCGCTCACGCTTCGCGATTGCGTCAACGGAACTTGAGCCGGCCTTTGTGGATTCCTCAACTTCAGCCGGAGTCGCGTCCTCGAAGCCGCGTGCGCGGAGGGCTTTCTCTTCGATCGGATCGGTAATTTCGTGTGCAACGCCTACGCGGTATCGTCCGAACTTCGTTCCCTTGGGGAGCTCCCCCTTGATTTCATAAGAGGGCTCAACCTCAATCTCTCGGACGTTCCCGTAATCGGGATCGTTCTCATCGCTCACGATCACTTCGCGCTTGACAGCCGGCACGGTGACGGTTGATTTGCCGTGATGAATGAGATGGACCCTTTTCGACTCGGATGCAGCGGACCCCGTATCGGTCTCCCCTCGCCGTTTACCGTTCGGCTGAGGAGTTGAGGTCGTGGTCATTGCACCCGGCTCCGTATTGATTGGATCAGTCATGATGTACCTCCGGGTCAGTCGGTCTCGTAGTAGACGGGGTGGGACATCTCGAGCACGTAGCCGGCGATCGGAACCAGCTCGCCGTTCTCGTTACGGGCTTGATAGCGGTGCCGGCGATCAATAGAAAGCGGACAGCCGGCGAGGATTGGCCACCCGTCCATGTCCTCGATGATCTGTTTGGTGACGTTGTAGGCGCCGCGCTTGCCGCGCATGCCGCCTTCTCGGTTAGGCGCATCGCAAAGTACGTAGAGCTGCCAACGCTCGCGCCCCTCTTGCGCTACCGCTTCCCCTAAGAGTCGATCTGGCTCCCAATCTTCAGACTCGTGCAAGATCCCGACGCCGGGCAGCTTGCGGGGAGTCTCATCGTCACTGAGGCTCTCGTCGATCAGGTTGAACACGGAACGCAAGAGGGGCTCGGTCGGCGTGAAGCTGGTGTTATCGATCTCCATGAGCCTCGTGGCAATGGCCGACTCCAGCGCTTCTAGGTCGGGGGCGAACGTCATGCGGCCTCCATCGCGCGCAGCACCATGCGGTTGATGTAGGCGAACATTTCCTGCGTACCCTGCTCAGAGATCCCGAGGAACTTCGTTGGCGGGATACGAACGCTTCTCTTGAGTACCGCGATCGGGTCCAGCTTTCTGTCTGCCCGTTTCCGTGAGAGCAGGATGTTGCCGGCTTTCGAGGTGAAGACGAATGCATCCGGGAATGCGCTCCGGAACGAGCCCGCAGACGCCACAGCGCGTGCAACCGCCCGAGTGAGGGGGATGGCCAGCATCTTCGCTTTCCGTGGCCTCACAACCCCGCCCCAGTGTTGGCGAGCGGCATAGAACACGTCAGACGTGATGACAACGCGGGAGCCTGAGACGGTGGCCATGACTGACCGGAGGAGGCGCAGCGTATCCAGGAGGCGCTTTCCCCCCGCGGCCATAGCGGTTCACCCGCGGGTACGGCGTGCCATCAGGCGAGCGCTGAGCGCGCATGTCCCGCTGGATTGACTTCACACCGAGCTTGCCAACGCCCTCGAGCACTTCGGGCGTAGCGAGTCCTCGCCGGCCGAGATGCATCTTTTTCTCGATCGATGCGAGTCCGATGATCCGAACGATTGGGCGAATCATCAGAAGCCCCTCAGTGTGTGCCGGGACATGCGCGGGGTCATGCCCGTCGTATCCCGTGAGGCAGCGTCGGTAAAGCTGTAGACGTGCGCCTGGGGAGCGACTGACGAGGAGTCATCGCCGGCCGTGAGGATCAGTTTCCCCATAGCCAAGTCCTCGAGGATGCCTTGGCGGAAAACCTCTCGCTCCTCCTCAGCAGCCTGAGAGGTGAGTCCTCCGGAGCGCTGGCGCATCGAAATCCACGCAAGACGGGCGGCGAGCTCAGTGACGATCGTATCGAGGGGATAGAGCGGGATGGCGTATCCCCACCGGCGAGCGTAGCCGTTGATGGTCGCCTCGACGGGCCCGATGATCGAGTTCATCACCGCAACAATCGCGGCCTTCTGGGGAACGGAGAGATCCGCCCAATTATCGACGTCCCGCGCATCTTCTCCACCCGGATCGTCGCAAGTGAGGATGATGCCGTGCTCAGTGCACACCACCGCCATATCACTCGGTTCCTTGAGGTAGTTTCCGGCGAAGGTGGAGGGCATGGCTTCCTTACGAGCGCTTCAAGCGAACGATGTCTGTCTCGGGAGTGAGCGGAGCGTCGGAGCGGAGCCTGATGATCAGAGGGTCGGCTTCCAGGGCTGCCAGATCAGCCTCACTGAGCGTTGCCACGTCCACAACAAGCGGCGCCGCATTGTTGGGAGGGATCGCGAATCCTCCCCTGTTGCGCGGCTGTCCGCTCATTGAGAGGAGCAGCAGCTTGACGGTCGGCTTTTTGGCCTGCTCAGTCTTCGGCTGTTCGGTCTTTGGCTGTTCAACGCCCGGCGGCGTGATCGTGACCGATTGCGGTTGCGTCCCCGTCACGGGTGGTTGCGTTGCCGCCGTTGCGCTCCCTTGCTGCTGCTGGGCCATGCTCGCTCCTTTGTTCGTCGCCATCGGTTCAGTAGCGCGGACTCATTACGCGACCGAGCTCCCGTATGCCAGCTCCGGAAGGAAGTACGTTGCGTTGTCCATCGTGTCGATCCCGTAGACGTACTCGCGCTTGGCAAACACGATCCAATCGGACGGCTTGTCGAACGGCACGAAGTCGAGCCCCTTGACGATCATCAGAAGGAACGGCTTGAGGATCTGACTGAGATCGAGTAGGAACCACTTCGCGGTATTGCCAAGCTCCGGCAGGAGAATCCGCTGCGACTCAGGGATGGCGTTGAAGTAGACGTTGTCCGCGCCGCCAGCAAGGCGCTGCGTTCCGAAAAGGGCGAGCTGCGCTGCCTCGGCGCCGGGGGCGTAGAAGAGCCAGTTGTACCGGATATTGAGCGGCTTGGCCGTATCGTTGTTGACGACCTTGGCCGAGGCAACACGAGCAGCCGCAAACGAGGTCGCATCCAGAGCCGCAGAGGTGCTGTTGCTGTACGTCGCACCGGTCCCGTTCGGATGGTCAGTGTCGAAAAAGTATTGCCCGTCGTAAGACAAGGCGGTAAACCCGCCCAGCAACAGGTCTGTGAAGAATTTGACGAAGTGCCGCGGCACCGCCTGCCCCATCCCCCTGATCTGATCGGCGATGTTGTTGAACCGATCAAAGAGGATGTCATCACGAGAAACGCCTACGGTCAGCTCGAAGTCCTTTTTGGTGACCGTTACGCTGTACGCGGCGAGCGATTGGATACGCCGCTCACCGAGCCATTCGCGCATGGCCGGAATGCCCGTGACAAACGAGATGATCTCGGTTGGTACAGAGCTTAGGAGAATCTTGAAGACCTTCGACAGCCACGGAGGAGCCGGATTGTTTTCGAGCTCGTTGTAAAACGCTCCGGTGATGTTCGTGGTGAACGCCGCGGATGTGTTGTTATTGACGTACATGTTGGCTCCTCTTTGGCCCGCCTCTTACGAGAGATCGGAGATGATCGCGTTGATCGTTGCTTGGAACTCTTTATGCACGGCGTTGATGGCTGTGATGGCACCGTTGACCGCAGTATCGACTTGCGCCGCCGTCGGGGTTGCGCCGCCAGCGGTAGCAATGGGCGCAATATCAGCGATAACGCCGTCTACCGTCCCTGTGAGCGTGCCCGTCAAGGGCGTCGCGGTGAGACCAGCGAGCGCAGACGCAGCGCTAATCGCCGGAAGACCGACCCACACATAGCAACTGCTCGCCTCTACGAGAATGAGCATTCCCGCGAGCGAACCATCGGACGCGAGCCGAGAAATCGTATGATTGTCGGAGGCATAGACTGGGTGAAACAGATCGGCATTCGTTGGCGGGTGCGTCGCGTGAAGATCCCACTTGAAGGGACCCGGCTGGAGGCAAACCTGCGTCGCGTCATTGGCGCCCGCCGTGTTGTCGATGTTCTTGCCCTGCGCTGTGACAACGCCAACCACGATATCGGTAGTAGTACCGGGATTCTTAGGGCGGCCTGCGGTGTCGAGCACCTGCATTAGCCCTTCGTGGTATCGAGTTGCTGCAGCGGCACCATAGGGCCCCATAACCGGAATGAGGAGCGTCGACGCGTAGGGTTCGGAGGCGCGGGCTCGGGTAAGGTTTGCCATTGTGATTTCTCCTCTTGTGCGGGTCTAGCCCTGTGCAGGAAGCCCCATTGCGGCGCGGCGAGAAGCCACTGCCTGTTTCTCGTACATTTGCTGGGTTCCGTCGATACCAAGTCGCTTGACGCCGAGCACCTTCGCCGTTGCCTCGAACGGAGCGGTAAGAGCCTTTTCCCTTGCCATCTCAAAGGAGTCACAGAGGCCGAGCCCCTTGAGGACAAACATGTCGTCTTCCGTGGGAGCGCCGGCAGTCGGGGCAAGTGAGGGCGCGGCGGCGAGCGCAGCGCCCTGCAATGGGTTGCCGACTGGGAGCGGGATTGATTGAGGAGCTGCGGGAGGGGCCGGAGCGGCGAGCGAGGCGCCTTTCGCAACTAGCTTTTCGGCAAAGGCGTCACGATTGGACATGCTCTTGATATCTAGGAGCACGTCCGGATCGATCTTGCCGGCCCACTTGAGGAGGAACGCCTCGTCGGCGCTCTTTTCGCCAGCCAGCTTGAGCCGCTGATTCTCGGCTTCAAGGGTGCCAATAGTTGCCTTCTTGGTTACGAGATCGGCGAGCGCCGCTTCGCACTCGGCGTCTGTTGCTGTTTCGGCGAGCCCGAGGCGTTGCTTGAATTCCTTCGTGTACATCAGTTCCTCCTGTGGGAGTTGGGGTTGCGGAGTGAGTGTTGGCGGCGTGGCCTGGGCGATCGCCAAGCTCTTGCGCGCGTATTCGGTCTTGAAGGCCTTGGCCATCGAGAAAATGGCATGTTTGTTGGAGGGGACCGGCGCGATGCTCGTCTCGCACCAGTTGATCGCCGTCAGGACCATCACTACGCGACCATCCGGCATTTCCTTGAACTCAACGTCGTCGTAATCCGGCCAGGTGAAGCCGAAGGAGAGCGTCCGCAGGATGTTCTTCTCGATCTTGCGCGTGACATCGGTCTCGCCGGAGTCGATGCAAGCCTTGATGCGCACGCCCTCCGACTCGATCTGCGCTTCAATGACGTTGCCGACTGGCCGGCCTGTGTCGTGATCGAAAAGGAGAATCGGATTCGTGGCCATGTACTCGGCGATGGAGCCAGCGAACGCCGTAGGCAGGACAATTTCCCCATGCCCGTCGATGTCCTTGGTGGAAACGAACCCCTCGATAATCAGATCGCCGTCGGCATTGCGAGAGTGCGTAAGGGGTGACTCGATGTAAAGCGGGTCTTTGTAGACAGTCCCGGTCGCGGCGGAGTCGGCGGCGTAGGCAGTGGCCGCCGACTTGACCGAAAGGCCCTTACGATATCGGTAGTGCTTGGCTGCGCGGCGATGCCGTGACATGTAAGTGCATGGTGCGGCACAGATGCGCAGGGGAAAGGGAAAGCGGGAGGCTATGGATTCGGGACACTAGCCAGGGTGATTTAAAAGGGGTATGTTTTCTGGAATACAGTGCAAGGGGCGAAAGGGGCATTATGGCAACACTGGAATACAAACTAGTTACGACGGGCAGAGTGGGGCATGAGATCGTGGCGGAAGCACTAGAAGCCCGCATCGATAGCGGCGTACTAGATCCGGCCGAGACACAGGTTGCGCACGGGATTATTCGCAGGGCCGTCGGCTTATTGCTGGCACGAAAAACGATCACGCGACACGAAGAGCAGAGGATCAAAGATCGCTGGAAGGGCTTCCTGTGAGCGACGGCGCGCGGTCTACTGATCCGCCATTGACCATATACGGCGGCGTAAGGGCTGGCCGGAAGCTCATGAAACGCCCCGGCGTTTACGTCAGCCCTGGCGTTTTCCTAATCGACGTGGGCGGCGTCAAAAAACACCTCTTCGTACGTGGAGACGGTTCATGGTCCGTGGTCGATTTTGACGCGAGAAAGATAGATTTCGAGGGGAGAAAGGGCGACATGGCCGCACTCTTTAGCAAGCCAGAAATCGGGAGCAAAAGCCAGTAGAAGGGCGGAACCGGCTAGCCACGTTCGCCGTGGCAGAGCCCTGGGGCTCTTGTCACCGGTCCCTCTACTAACCAGTACATCTTACCGCGCGTCTTGGTCCCGCTTGTTCGCCTGCTTCGCGGCCTGACGGTCGCGTTCATTCTCGCTCTCACTCTCATCCCGCTTCCGGATGTTGTCCGGATTCTGCGGCGAGAAGCCGCTCGTCGGGTCAATGCCGACCTTCGACCCGTCCGGATTTCGCGGAGGATTCACCGGGTTGACGACGCTCGTAGAATTCACCCGAGTGCCTACCGGAGGAGCGGGCGCCTGCGGCACATTGCCAGCAGGAACGTTGGGTGTATTGCGGTGGTCAATTACGCTGTCGCGGTCCTTGTCCTTGGCCATGGGGGGGGTTCTCCTTGAAGGTATAGCGCCGGCTGAATGCCGGGTACGCTGTGAAAATGAAAATAGCATGAGGCGCGCCATTTCTTGCCGTATGGCCGCATACATGCATCACCATATGATGGCCTTTGATCGGGTCAACTTCCATTCAGGGAAGGGCCGCAGTCCTTAGCAGGCGCTGCGGCCTTTTTCTTCGCTCCTCAATCCTCCAATGCCGGCCTTAGCTTGATGAGGAAATGCCCGGTGGCATAGCGTCCATTGAGCCGCGTCACCTCTGCGACCGATATGACCCGATATTGTTTGCGTCCGCACAAGACATGGGAGCCTACCCCAATCGCCAGGAACTCGATTCGCGCCGCCGACTCAATGGCCAGAACAACGCCTTCGCGCTTAGCCATTGCATCGCATTCTGGACACTCGACACCTGTAGGGTGTCCTCCGTAGCCGAGGCCGACGTGCTCAGTATGTCCACACGGACAGCTCACGAAACGATGCGCAGCCGGTTGAAGAGAAATCATGAAGCTATCATTTCAAAACCGCAATCAGCAGTCCGGCAATGCCGATGAGGGAACCGCCAACAATCGACACGATAGCGATCATGTTTCCTTGCGAGCCTCGCCGCTCTGTTAGCCCTTCGGACCGCACTGCAAGCGCCGTCGATGCAGCCGACGCCGCCGCGGTTGCCGCACCTTCGGCGCGAGTGATTCGCTCCTTAATGTCTGCGATCTGACCCATGAAGCCATCACCTGAAGTCTTGAACAGCTCGGAGAGCTTCGCGATTGTCTCGGCGGTGGATTTCTCGCTTTTGTCGATTGCTTTTTGATTCGCTTCATCCTGACGAGCTGCTGCTTCTTTCTGCGCGGCGAAGGCCGCATCAACCGCGACTTTGTTATCGCGCGACTCGCGCTCCGATCGCGTGTCTCGCTCAGCGAACTGAATCGCGATCGAGTTGAACTTCTCGTTCGAGAGCTCGCGCAGATGAGAGACTTCTCTCTGTACATCGGTCGGAACCCGGTTGACCGTTTCGTTGAGGAGTTCCGTAGCCTTGTCAATGCCACGGAGCCGCTCGCGCAAGACGTCTAGCTGGGCGGTTTCGTAATCTCGCTCTGCCTTGACCGCCCGTGCAATGGCGTCCGTCGAAAGCACGGTCGGATCAGGCACGGGTGGGGCTTGATGATCATTGGGCATAGAATTCAGGGGTCACTTCGGCGCCTTCGGAGTCTGGTCGGTACTGATAGGCTCCGGCTTCGCGTTCGGATCAGTCGTGAATTTGCCCGCCTCGTCTCGGTGCTGGTCCGGCCACACGTCACCCTGACCGCCTACGTCGGAGCCGAACACCTTGCGCGTTGCGCGGAGATTGAATTGTGGATGAGCGATCGTCTTAGGGTTTGGCATAGGTCACCTATGAATGCCAGATCACCTTGAGGAGGTAGTGAGGGCTGTTGCGATTTTGTAGCACCTGCGTGCTTTCGATCCGTTTCCGCTTCGTGTTGCACTGGTGAAGGTGGTCAATGCATCGTTGCACGATCGGCGACTCCCCGAACTCCGTTGGCGGGGCGAGTGTTCCGAATAGATCGAAAACGCTTAGACAGTCGTAGCAGAGCGCACGGAAGGTGCCGGGGCGTTCTTCGCGGATGAGGAGATTCGAAACGTCCGGCTCCGGGGGCGCCTCTGGCCCAAGTCCGGCAAAGGCGTCGGCACTCATGCCCGCTCTTCTTTCTTCGTCAACCGCCGATCACCTTCGGCCATCATGGCGTCGGCATATTTGAAGGCCATGCGCGCGGTATCCTCCCACGTGTCATTGTTATTCACGTCGCTAAGGATCAGCGCCGCCATCGCCCGCGCGGCGAATTCGTAGTAGTCGCCGCCGTTCATGCGGGAACCTCCGGTAATACCTCATTGCGAACCGCGGCGCGGTACTCATCCGTGACATGGGGATTCATATCGAGCTCAACATCTAGCGCCTTCTTCGCAGCAGAAGGTACCTTCGCCGGCTTCTTCCCGAACGGCAACGGCGGAGCAACCTCCGACTCCGGAACTTCATCGTCCGCGGGCGGCAGTCCCCCAAACGGCGAAGGCGGTGGCTGATGAATGTTGAACTCAATGATCTCCGCTGCGTCTACCCCCTCGGGGAGCTCCCGTCCGTATCGCTTGGCGAGCTGACCCTGTGTGGTCTTGAGCCCGAGCTTCGTGTGAAGGATCTCGTCAACCTGGGCCATCGAGACGTAGTCGTCCTCCGGCTCGTAATGCAGCCGGAACTTCGGGCACAGGTCATCGGCCGCCTTAATCCCATACTCCGACGACGCCACGATGGGATAGCAGAGCTGCCCGGTGAGCGTTGCCATGGAGTCGACGCAGTCGGCCTCGAGTAGGTCTTGCCGAATGGGCGCGCCTCCCTCGGCAACCTGCGTGCGGCCACCAGCGGAATTGTGCGTGTTGGTTTGGTCCTGCCCGCATATGGCGAGCTGAATTTGTCGCTCGCACTCCCGCAGAAGTGCAGTGAAAGGCTCCGTGCCGGATGCTCCCCCCCCTTGCGCCTTGAGATATTCGACCTCCACCAGCTTGGATACGATCGCTGCACCGTCCGTCCCGAGCCTCGTGATCGCCTCGGAGAGCGCGGCTTTGTCAGCGTCGCTCGCCCCCTCGGGATACTTCCCGATGCGCAGGGGCATGCCATACACATCGACGTAGGTCGAGAAATCCTTGAGCGCGAAGTTGCGCAGCAGGAAATATAGTGCACAGATCCGCATAACCCCGACCTTCGCCGGGTGACCGCTACGAATGCGCGTCTGATGGATGAGCACCTTCCACGGCGCCGGCTCAACGCCGACTCCGAACGCACCGACTGCGAACGGGGAGCGCGTAGGGCCGAAGAAATGCGCGTTGGTGGCGATCTCCGGCGATGGGGCATCCGGGAGGATCAGAAACTTCTCCGCCTGCCAGTCGAAGCGGTAGCGCTTCGGGTTGATGTGGTGGAGGCCATTGATGCGATAGCGGCTTTTGGGATGCCGGCCGCCGAGCTGCCAGTCAATCCACAGGGCGGAGAGTCCCACCCAAATGGCGTCTTGCATGTGACGGAAGGCAATCGGGAAATTGGGGATCGCCTTGATCTCGTCCCTGACCATCTCGGCGATGTCTTGCGCTAAAGGGGAGTCGCCCCGAGGATCGATTGACCATTTGAGGCCTGCTGGAGCGAGGCATCGGCTCTGAATAAAGCCAGCCGTTGCACCATCGCGCTCACGGATGCACTCGGCTAGCTCCGCCTGCTGTCCCATGTCGCCGCTCTCAGCCGCGGCAAGGGCGCCCAGGATCTGATCAGGCAACCATGGCGGGGTGACCGTGGAGAGCCGGTCGATTGTCCGCGGCTGAAAGATTGACCCGATCATCGGGTCACGGATGGCCGTGAGGGGCCGACCCCATTCGTCGAGGGGGTCGGTTGCCTTGGCTACTGCGTCGCTGGCCTTAGGCCGATCAAGTGCCTTGCCAAACAGGGGCGTAGTAAGGGCACGGCGGAAGCGTTCGCCTAAGCTCACATTAGGGAGAATGGCGGAGCGGCGGGCTGCGGGAGGGTAAATCGGGAGGGGATGGATTCGGGGGATGGATTCGGGGAAGAATTGCTAGGTGTGCCGCAACCGCCGATGCTTCATCATCCGCCAACGCAGTGTCCGCTGCGCCTCGTCGAGATTCTCTACCGCGATCGCGCTCCCAAGGGTGAGCGGGCGCAATGCGGGCTCCGTGAAGATCGCCCCACACTCGACGCACGCGATTGTGAGGGCGTCGCCGTCGTTCGCCGCTACGCGCCGGGTGCTCTCCCGCCAAGTAACCATGCCGGCCTGGTGCTCCTCGTCGTCGGGGTGAGGGAGCCTCACGCAGGACACGCCATTCTCGTCAGAGAAGGTTACACCGCACCGACGAGCCTCATATTGCTCATCCTCGTCCGCAATGATCACCGTTGGTTCGTCATCAGCTTCCTCGGCTTCATCTGCCGACATTACCCGCGCTTTCATCCCGCCGACGTACACGACATCGCCGGGCTTGATCGTCGTCTTACTCTCGTCCATCACCGCCTCCTGTGACTCCGCAGAAACTTCTCTCTCTCGCGCCGTTTTATCGCTAGCAATGCCATCATCTCGCGGGCCCGATTCTCTGCCACGCGGAAGTAGAAGCGGCGAACATCCTCAAGGGTCTGGATCAGCTTCGGCTCGCGGTCAACCATGAGATGATCGAAGCGATGCACCTTGCCGCAGTTGAGGCAGGTGCGGGAGAGAGGGCCGGCTTTGGTTGAAGTCATGGCGCTAAAGTGTCCTCGTGAATCAAATCGCCGTAGAGAAGCCGATTGCGCAATTCGGGCGAGAGAGGTTCGAGAGCGGCACGGTAGTCTGTGGCCGGAACGCCGCTTGGCCACACAATATCGGGGTCGGGCTCAGTTTGCTCGCGATACCACAGGAAGTTTCTCCGGAAGAGTTCCCCGTACTCCTTCCGTAAACGTTGCCGTCGTTTGATTGCCTTGCGCCGTGGTGAGTTGCTCATGGTAAATACCGCCCAAGTGCTCGACATGGATGGCTCCCTCCGGAGCAATTGCAAAACGGGAACCGGGCGTAGTGCGCAGCATCAACGATCAGGACTGAATTCGGCGCCTCAATGATGCTTTTGCGCCGAGCTTCGGCCACATGAGCTTTAGCGCACCGCGCGCAAACGAGCCGTGGGTCGTCGTTGACATACCCGAGCTTCCGCCAACATGCCCGCAGCTCAGGCAGAGCGTATTTTCAGTAGTCATTCAGAACCCCCTCTGCTGCTTCCACTTGCTCGTCATCGCTCCGGACACACTCTCCGCCCCATGCGACCGTGTTTCCACGGTCTGGTAGCCGATCACTTGAGGTCGCGCCATGTAGGCGTAGATTACACCCTCACCCTTGCCCGGTGACCGACCAATGCGTTTCTTGATGTGCTCCTTTGCTTCGATCTTTATCCCCCGCGGCCCGACCTCGTAATGTGCGGAGCATAGATCGACTAGCAAGTCACGATCGGGAGGGAGTGCGAGGTTCTCACCGTTCTCCGGGTCCAGCGCTTCGCGAAAGCGCCACCACATGTAAGCGCGCATGTTGAAAAACGCGAGCAGTCCGGAGCGGTCGGTTGCCTTGTCGGGGGCTGGCTTGGAGCCGTCAAGGCCTACCAACAGGAGTTCCATGTCCTCGGCGATGGCGCCTACGGCCTCCCCCACGCCGCACACGTCCATTCCGATGGGAACCTCCTTGCCGGCGGATGGGAACTGCTGCGCGAGCTTAGCCAGCATGACAATCGTGTCTCTCCCGTGCGGGGTTTCGTGGCCGGGCTTCGCCACCGGCTCAGAGAACCACGTTCCCACGCGAGCAACGCCTACGTTCTCGTCATGGCCACCATGCGCCGGGTCGGAGCCGAGGGCGGAAAGGGCGCCGCCATTGTGGCCATCGATGGACCACCGCTCCTGTGCAAGCTGCACCCACTTGGTAGGGATGACCTGGAAGGCGTCGTCAAAGTCCTCGGCGTCCATATCGCCGTAGAGGAGCTGAGCGCGGAGGGTGCCAGGGAGGGCTTGAAGGCCAGCACGGTAGTTCGTGTCGCGGAGATAGGCGTTGTCATCAAGAAGGGCGCGGATGAAGGTACGCGATAACGGCTGCGCGATCTCAGGCTTGCCGGTGTTCGGGTCCGTCTCGCCTGTGGCGAATGGTTCGCCGTTGGGACACTCCACATCTTGACCGTTGATCGTCGTAAACCAGCGCAGCTCCCCGTACTCCGCTGGGTTTGGATGCTTCGAATCGAGCCATGGCCCGAAGAACTGGCGGAGCCACTGCCCACGCTTCAAGCTCGGCGGGTTGAATCCTAGAACGTACCGACACCGTTGCCCTGGAATCGTTGTTCGGTTCCATGCGAGAAGAGAGCGAACCATCAACTCCTCGAACTCTGTGGCTTCGTCAAACCCGAACAGATCTCTCGCCCTGCCACGCTGCTTCCGCCAATCTTCCGGATTGCGAATACCGCCGAGTTCCAACAGTCGATCGGTGGCCTCAAGATGAATCGTGGAGAGCGCACGGTTCAGCCTAGCGACGACGTTCGCCTTCTCGATGATCTCCTGGCATCGTGCAAACATGTCGCGGGCCTCGGTGTGTTCACGGCGAAAGATGATCGCACGACGATGCTGCGTCACTGCTAGACCGAGTAGGAGGTCCGTTTTCCCGCCTCCTGATCCGCCTCCATATCCCAGGATGTTTGCCTCCGACGCATACGCCATGGTTTGCGGGCCCGGTTGGGGTACCCAGACGGGGGCGCGCTTCGCGAGTTCGGCGCGCACAACCTCCAGCGTTGGGACCGTGAGCATCCTGCGGGCTTCGGGTTGTGGAACGGCGGATGTCATGCGTTAGTTGGTCGTCTCCTGGCTCGACTGTTCTTCACCCTGCGCATCAGGTCCACCGAGCACACCGACAGGGGCAGCCTTGACCAAGAGCCGCTCCAACTCGGTCAGCTCTTCGGTGGTCAACTGCGACACGTCCATCTGATCAGTGCCCGTGTGCGGGTCGACGGTGATGCGCGCCTCGTTGCGCTGGCCGAGCATCTGCTTGCCAAGCCAAATACACATCACAACGTTGCCGCTCTTAGCGAGGTTCCATTGCCACATGCGGAGCGTATTTCTTCCCCGCGCTCGCCCTTTGTCTAAAATCTCCGCAAATTTCCTCGTCAGCGTGTCAACGCTGAACCCCATGATTCGCGCGATGTCCTCATTGGTGTTCTGGCAGACTGCCATCTCTTCGATCTGGAACTCTTCTGTATCGGTGAGCTCAATGCCCGGCCTGCCCCGGCCGCGGCTGGCTTCTGGCTGGCTCGGCGTAACCGGGATCGTCTTTGGCTTGCGCCGCGCTGGCTTCCGCTTGCTCTTCGTCTTCGCTTTTAGCTTTGCCTTGCGCATCACTTCTTCCACTGCAACAGCGTTATCTTGGGCGCCTGATACGCCAACTTGCGCGGGGGATTCTCTGCGCGGTAGTCCGCCACTTTCCGCACAAACCACTCCTTAGGTGAGAGGCTACTATCCACCAGCGACGAAGTCTCGTTCGCTACGGACTCAATCCCGATTCCCCGCAAGAACTCCGCGTCATCCTTTTGCATCGCTATCCTCCGCTTTCTTGCGAGCCGTACTCGCGAAAACTTCAGCGATCGCTCTCTCAATATCTGCGATGCCAATATCCGTAACAATTCGTCGGCCGTTTTGGAGCACGATCTCCGCCATCCCGGAAGCATAGCCAGATACGCGCGACCGCGGGTTATAGTCGTCGATGGTCACAATCTCACCGATGGAAACGAGAACGGGCACCGTGCCGTAGCCCTCACATTTCCTCAGCCGCAGAAACCCCACAAAATCACTCATGCATCCGCTTCCCTTTCCCCTCGCAACGCAACCCGCACCGCTCACAGTCCCGCATGCAAATACCGTCCGCGTCGTGGTCAAGCCACAAGCAGCCATCGGCGCACCGCAAGGTGTCAGAGAGGTCTTGGAGGAGCGGAGAGAGGTTGCGGGTTGTCATACGGGTCCAGCCCAGCAAGCAACACAGCGACAAATAGGCTGACTCTTTTCTATGTGATTGGGAATTATCGACCGACCCACAAAGTCAGCATGCACGGGGCAATCTGGATGCACGGGAATCGCGCTGCAATGATTCAGCACCTCACCACTCGGATCTAGTGCTCGCCGCCCATCCGCAGAAAATCTCTCGTAGCAGATACATTCGGGCGGCTTGTACCAGATACGCTCCGGCGGCTTGACCGGCTCGGTCTCCCTCGCAATCTCTCGGTCCAGATACCATCTTGCTTTGCGCAAGTCCTCCGCCCGATCGCCCTTCTTCCCCGCCCTGGCAATGTACTTGATGGCGTTCCGAGGTGGAACCCAAGTTGCCATTCCTCGATGACGTCGATTACCTCAAAGCGACCAATCTGGTAGTGCAAAGGGTGGTTCACGGGGTCGGTCATTTGGCTTCCTTCACCACCTGCACCGCTGGCAGTTGAGCCATCGCACACCCATCGCGGCAGAACACGAGGAACTCGGCGCCGGAATCGTTGTCGCGGATGTAGTAACTCCAATGCGCGATCCCACTGTTAATCGACGCCACAACGAAGCGCGGTTCAGGTGGCGGGGCCTCTGCTTGCTTGCGCTGTGGCCCTACCTCTTCGATCCCGGTGCACGTGGTCACAATACCCAACCCAAGCATTGCCCCAAGCGCCACCCGAAGCGCCAAAAACAACAGCCGTTTACGATTCGACAATCTGACCTTACCTTTCTAAACCTTGCTTTTCCACCTCAGGGAAACGCGAAAACCTCTTGCTGCAAAAGTCGCGCGCTCATCTCGCAACAACGCTCATCGATATCAATGCCGATCGCCTTCCGCCCTAGGTCCTTCGCCGCGCGGAGCGTGGTACCACTCCCCATGAACGGATCAAGAATCGTCTCCCCTGGCGCCGCAACATCCTCGACAAGCCATTTCATGATCGACAGCGGTTTCTGGCATGGGTGCTCCGCGTCACCATTGAATGCCGCGCGATGGGACGGACCATCACTGAATCGCACACGTGGCCAGATCACGATCGGCTCAATGCTTGGGGCGTCGTTCCCGTTAAGCGATGGGCGCGGATTCGTCTTGAGGTAGTAGCGGAGGCGAATCTTACCGAAGTGCGTGGCTAGATCGGCGATGCCTGGGTCAGGACAGAAGACCGCACAAGCGGCCGCGCCGTTGATGAGGCGCAGCCAGTCCGTTGTCCATTTGTCCCACTCCGGCCGCTCGTGTTGAGCATGGAATCCACCGTCACTCTGGCCGCCACCTATCCACCCGGTGCCATAAGGGGGATCGGTGATGACAGTGAAGCGATTGTATTCAACGTCAAGTGCTCCGCGCGTAGCCATCACCTCCCGGCAATCGCCGAGGTAGATTTGAATCCCCGCGTGATCGTAATAAGGCCGCATCACGTCCCTATTGAGTCGCCTCATCCATGTCGCGTGAACCATCGTCGGTCGTAGGAACCGGCTCCTCATAAGTGGCCGACTCTTCTGATGGAGGTTCATAGATCGTTTCCGGTGTGTACTCCGGTGCTGGCTCCGGCTCCGGTGCTGACTCCGGACGATCATCGACCACTGGCACGGGAGTCTCTTTGATCTTCGACGGCTTGCGTTTATAGGGCTTCGCCTTGGGCTTCCCGCCCCGCTCTGCGTTCTTGGCAACATCACGATGTGCCTTGAGCTCGGCCAACCGCGCCTCCGCCTGCCGTAACGCCTTCGTGTCACCCTCTTCCCTCGCCTTGCGGATGGCAATCCACTCACGCTGCGCTCCTTCGCGGTAGGCGCGGAACCACGGCTTTTTCATGTCCGCCGCGTGCTTGTCAGCGCGTTCGCGACTGATCGCCTCCCGACTGGGGAACTTGTCCGTCATCTTCGCCGGCTGAACCTTCCTCATGGTTCGCTTGGGCGCCGTCCCCTTCTTCGCGACCGCGTTCGCACGCGCAAGCGGCGACGGTTGTGCCTTCTTCGCTCGAGCCGCTTTCGTCTTCCGCGCAACGACTCCCTTCTTTGATGCGGCGCTCACCGTTTTCTTTTTCGTGGCCATTTTTCGTTCTCCTTTCTCGTTTACCAATCGCTGTTCGTCTTGCTGATTCGCTTCGATTCAATCCGCGCGAACCATCGACGCTTGGACCGACCGCCAATGCGGCATTTGATGTAGCAGGGATCGCCGTCCCGCAAGTTGCTCCAAGCCCATGCGTCGTTGAAGTCGCCTACAGTGCCATCACGCTCAGACGTGTAAACGTGATACTCGGCGGGGTGATGCGTCGTATTGCACTGAAGGTGCCGGTTGCTATCCGTGTAGCAGTTCGTTGTAGAGGACTCCGGCACGAATCGCTTGCCCGTGACGTGAGCTGTAAAGACAGCATCCTCGCCCGATTGGTAATCAGCGACACACCACCATGTGAGCCATCCAACGAGGAGGAGCAGCGCCGAGATGCCAGCCGCTTTCACGTTAGTGTCTCCTCGCCGGGATCTGTGCTGATCGGCGGCCGATTAACTGCCGGCCGGTTCGTCTCGAACGTAGGGGATGGCGCCGGCTGCGGCAGCATCAGACGCTCAACAAGCGCCTCATGGTGTTCCGCTTCGCTCGTAAGCTCCGCCACATCCGCGGACGCCTTGCCGCTGTTTGCGTGCTTCCGGCATGCTGTTGCGCGGGCCAGAAGGAAGTATCCGAGAATCAAACGATCTTCGAAGCTGAGAGATACTCTCATTGGCCCTCCTGATCTTTCCGCATCATCACAGCCGAGTGAGGCTTGCAATAATCGATAGACTTACCGGCCGGCATAGCGCAACGGTCACAGAGACGCGTGTCGCACGTTCCCGGCTTGCCATCCCTCACTACCGGGAAATCACAGAGCTTTGTGCTTTGCCGTGAGCAGTACCGACACGAAGCGAAGACAGGCCGGCGACAGATGATCGTTCCGACTGGCTTCATGGTTTCATCTCCTTCGCCTCCGGCCCTTGACTGTTTAGCTTCGTCAGCTCGTGATAAACAATGTCCTCGGCGCGGCGCGCCACGTGACGAATAGCTAGATCGACTCCGCCACTCCCAACGGAGTACATGAAGAGATCCGGCGCGATATCAATACAAATGCTGTAATTCTTCCGGGTATAGACCTTTTTCTCTTCCTCTTCAAGAACATGCCAAACGCGATTCGGTTTAGTGGCAAGCGGCGCCGGCACCCGGTAGCGATGTACCGGCGCGTCTACACGCACGTCTATCAGCTTGTCGATAATAGGCGCCATCTGACAGCGCAGTTTCTGCAGTTCAGCTTCTTGTTCGTTCCGGAGCTGGGTGAGTCGTCTAGCATGGGCACGTTGCTCTGCGGCGATCGCCGCCACGTGTCGGTCTTGTAGTCGCGCGATTTGCTGGCCATTCTGGCGGCGCTTCCACCTCTTCATGGCTTCACCTCACCAAACCGCTTCTTTAAACGCTCGTACGTTTCGCGATCCATACGCTCGCGACGCTCCAGCTCCAGCCGACTTCTTTCATCACGACGACGATGGAACTCATCATCGGTAATCAGCCCCAGCTTGCGCAACGCGTAGTCCGACGGAGCGCTCTGGTCCACAACTAGCCTCTCATCGCCCGATTCATATCCGAGTTCGATACGGAACGCCACAAAGGTGCCATCGGTAAACCCGATAGCCACATTGGTCTGGCACCGGAATGTTCGTGCGACGGTGCGTCCCTCCATATCCTCAATATCGACGTGTTGACCCTCTATCGGTACGCTCATGGCTTCGCCTCAACTGCGTGCGGAGTAACAAGATCAACGGTACCTACCCACTCCCGTTCGTCATGAACCAGCACGCCCTCACGCCACACTTTTATGCGATACGCGCGCGCGTCGCCCTGCCTCATCCAGATTTCACCGTCCGGACGCTTCGACGGGATAATCACTTTCACATTGACGATCGGCTCGGCGCCGGTTTCGCCCTCGGTAGCCTGGTTGTCTGCGGCTTGGTCCTCCCAGCGAACCTCCCAGTGCCAAGGATATTGATCTACCGGATCGCGAAGAATCTTGAACTCAAGAGTGTCCTTCGGCTCGCCCTGAGAGAGTGGAAACCCGGCGTACCCCTTCACGTCTGGGTTGCTCGGGTGCTCGACCGCTCGGCGCTTGCCGCCATTCGCCGGCACAAGTGCTAGTAGAGGCGCGGACGTCGGTGCGGGCGCGGGAAGATCCATCGCAGGCTTCCACAACCTCGGCTCGACGCACACCCAAAGCCCAGCGCCAGCCCCTTCGGTGATATAGAACTGCTCACCGACAACACACTCCCTACCCTGGCAGCCAATGGCCACTTGGAGCTGGGCCAGTCGCAACCAAAGTCTGCTCGCTTTTCGAACTCGTTTGAGGCGCAAAAACGCGCAGAGTAGCTAGCCGCGGCTTAGGTCGGGCCACGGGCGAGGCCACAGGACGCACTGCCGGCGGCGTGGGCGTCTCCGGCGGCTTGACCGCTGGCGCGGGCTCGGGGGCCATGGTGGTGCTCGTGGCCGGCGCCTCCATTGTTGTGGTGGTCACCGGCACTCTGTTCGTTGCCGGGGTGGGGGGTCTCGCGGCGGCAAGCGAATAGAAGCGCGAGCAGTACGAGCGCGCGTCTCATGTGAACTCCGGATGCTTGGTTTTCATGTGTCTGGCGAGCGCAACAAACGTCCGGTTACAGCACGGGCACACGCCGCCTGAAACTTTGCGCTCGATCTTCCGCAGTTTCCGTTCCGCTTTCTCCCGAGCCGCGTAGTTCGTCGCGGCACGCTCGCGCTCGAAATCGCGCTCTCGGAGCACCGCTGCAAGCTCCTTCTTAAGCCGTTCTTTCTCGTTTTCCTGCAACCAGTAGTTGCTATGCCCTATAGGGCAATAAAAAATCTGATGGTCTTCTAACCGTTGCTTCTGCAGGTGTTCCGTCAAGACGATTGGCGCGCCACATTTGGCGCATGCCACAGGGTCAGCGAAGTACACGGGAAAATTTAGAGGCTGCGTCATGGTTTCCACCCCGTATCACACGGACAAAACTGACACCGCGTGCCCTCACGATCGTGTACTTTTCCATGCCGACAATGCGGGCAAGACAACCCAACGCGCGGAGCCTGGAACATCGGCAGTATCGGCGGGAACCCTCCGCTACCAAGCGTCTGCCATATCCACAGATCCGCACCAGCAGCAACGGCGGCACGTTCTTCGTCGGTGAGGCGCCACCGAGTAACGACCTCGTTCTCCACGTCACCGAGAACCAACACGGGCAGAGGCGGGTGCTTTGGGTCGTGCTTGCAGACATCCGGCGCGCAAAGGACTGCTATGCGTTCGGTCGGACCTAGCTCTTGACCGGGATCGATCGGCGTGATCGGCTTCATGACATCCGCCCGGCCTTGGCGAGGCGCTCGGTGAGCTCATTCCGCTCCGCCATCAGCTCCGCAACCTTCTGTTCCGCCTCAGTGACCCGGATGGATAACTTGTCGCGGTTCTCTATGAGGGCCTTGATGTACTCATCGAATCCAACATCCTCGGGACAGACGGCGGCTTCGCGCTCGCGCCACCTGTCTAGCTCGCGGCATCGCTCGCTAACTACCGCTTTGTACCGGTCGCGCTCGTCTATCAGCTTAGCGTTTGTGAAGATTTGACTCGTGTATGCTTCGCTTGTGATCTTCAGCCTCTCGGCGAGATCGGCCGCCTCCGCCTTGTATTTTTCGCGCTCGGCCTTGACCTGCACCATCTCCTTGCGAGCATCAGCAAGTCTGCCAGCGGACTCCCTGTGGTAGTCGCGTTCGGCGCTTAGTACCCGCGCGCATGCGCCGCACAGCATCACCCCTTCGCTCGTCACGCTGAGCTTATTGTCGTCATCGGGCGGACACCAACCGCATGCCTTACAGCGGTCTTGTGGCGCCTGCTGCTGAACTGGCGTGTCCCGAGGCGGCCCTTCTTCTCCAGGCACGACATTGATATTCCACCTGGTCTCGGTGCCGGTCGGCACGGTGCAATCGTATCGCTGACCATTCCTCGTGGTCGCGGCCTCAAGTTCAGCCTTCGCCAAATCGAGCGGATGCTTCCCGTCGTCGCTTTCCACAGGGCTCCGGAAGAATTCGTTGGCTCGCTCATTTGGGGTGCGATAAAAGCGGTCGAAGAGCTTCTTGGCGAGACCAGGAGCTGGCGGCTCATCCGCTGTAGGACAATCGTCAATATGCTTCCGCTCGCACTTGGGCTCGCGTGCTAGCGGTGCGATGTCTCCAGACGGAATCGCCGCTAGGAGCTCGTCCGCCGTTGGGAGACTGGACTGCTCGACCGCCGCGTTGCACTCACAGTGCCGACCATCAGGGCTTCGCCGAAACGAGCACCTCACGCCATCGGCAACATGCTGCGGGTGGGAGTACCTACCGACCAGGCATTCGTCGCACACATACCGCTCGCTTCCTGAGTCTGAGTTGGGCGCTGGCTCGGCGGGTTCAGGAGCCGCGGGCTTTCTGTCCCACACATGCCCCACGCCAGAGTGCCAAGCGCTGGCCGCTTCAGCTTGCAGGGCATTGAGAATCTGTTTGCTGATTGAGCGTACCATGTCATCGAAGACACGCTGATTCATGCCGAGCCATGCCATCATCGCGGACTGACTTGCCTGGCCCATAGCGTGCTGAATTTTCTCGTCATTAGAGCGTCTGCCATTCGGATCGTAGTTCTCGCTCATTCAAACCTCCCAAATCTCGACAACCGTGCGCGGGTTGTCTGAATAAAACTTCTGCGCGTGGAGCGCGATGATTTGTCGATCGTCGATCCAGAACACGCCATTGAGTGCGTCATTTACGAGCTTCACGAGATTGTCGAGATCAGGACTCGACACGTGCGGGAGCACTCGACTCAATGCCGCGCTGGTCTTCTTCTGTGACCAGCTCTGCGGAATTGGCAGGTAGAACACGACCGCAAGACGGAGCGCCTCAGACACTGGCACCGCTGGCCGAAACTCCATGACCCGAGCGGCTAAGGTTGCCTCCGCCTGGCGCGTCTTCGAGGGTGTGTAGTTGCCGATGAATGAGCGATTGCCGCTCCTCCGGATGACGGAACGAGCTCGCCCCTTTGCCACGGGACAGCCGGGGATAGTGAATGAGGCGGAGAACGTCACGCGATCCCCCCGAATATCCGGCTCGTCCACATAGCGGAACTCGATGCGATGAACAACCATTGCGTCTCACTGTGGGCCCCTGTGAAGCCTTCGCCGTCAACCGCGCGCAGCAACATTTCCAGGATCGACCCCCTCGCATGCCGCCACGAGACGAAGAAGCTGCGCGCTGATGGCGTCCTGTATCCCGTGTAGTGCCCCGGTCCTCCAGTAGGCTGCATGGATTCGAATGAGGAAATTGATGCGGCTATGGATGCCGGAAACACTCTCAAGTTCCTTTTGCGTTAGCCCTGCGCGACACCTGGCTTCGGAGAGTGCGATCGCGATAGACGTGTCGAGCTCGACGTACTCGAGTTGATCGTCTTCGATGACTTCGGCTTTCATACGGTCACCTCAACAACAACGGTCATTTCTGCGAGCCTACGGCGGATCGCGTCGCCTGTTTCGCATGGGGTGGCGAAACGGTCACATAGAGCATCGAGTAAGTACTGACTCGTTGATGATTAACCAACCTTCTCGTGCGTCTCTATACGCCCGTCGAAGACCTGGAAGAACACGTTGCTCGCGTGTTCCGATGATTTTTCTTTCCCAAGGTCGTCGATCACGAGGCATGGAACCTTGACCAACTTACTCACGATCTCTAACCGAGTCTCTCCATCATTGCGTGAGTAACTAGCCTGCACCTCGGCCATGAGATCCAGGGCCGAAAACGTAAAATCCCAATTGGCCCGCAGCAATGGCATTAGCTAAAGCGGAGGCGCCGATGGAGGTTTTGTATGTCCTCGGCGGGCCTATTAGAGTCAATCCTCGGTACTCGGCCCCAAGCGAAAGGCACGCGTTCTTAGCTCGCAAAGCCGGGATATTAGCCATACCCCGCCTGAATGATCGGTAATCGATGGGCAGACCACTGCGATCCAACCGTGTCGCTCGACCTCGGCTTGATCGCGCAAGGCGTTTGCGTGGAGCTGCTCAGCCCACATATTCGTCACAGTCAGCGCACTGAGTTCCCCGCTCCGCCGCAGCGGGTTCTGACATCTCACCGCACTTTCCTTCCCTCGCCAAGGGGAACAAGTTCGCCGGTAACGGGATCGATTTCTCTAGCCCATAGTCGCCGCTCGAGGTCGAGTTGCTGGCGGATTTCCAGGAGCTTCGCTTGCGCTTGGGCGATGATCGAGTCCGGCTTCCTGTTCCGTTTCCGACCAGGCTTGCGGCGGTTGTTGGGTCGCTCATGGAGGTTGGTCTCTCCGGTTGGTTAGAATCCGTTCTAGGTAGCGATAATGCTTGCCGCCATAGTCAGGCTTCGCAGGTCCGCAAGTGTTTCGAGAATTAGAGCTTCGCCGTATTCGCCAAGCCATGCGACGACGATTTGATCTGGCAGGCGCGGGGTTCAGGTCTGCTCGCGCTCCGAGCTTGCTTGAGAACCCGTTCAGCGGCGGAAAAAGTCAGTGGGTCGCGCGTTTAAAACTCTCATCTTGGTTCTTCTGTAGGAGTAAGGAGCAGGAGGCAGGATGGAGGTTTCTCCATATAACCCCTCTTGGGTTTTTCAGATAACCCCGTCATGGGGTTTGCTTTGGACGTCCCCCTTAAAAGCCCGTGTGGACCGCCCTAAAGCTACCTGCTTGTCCCTGGCTTTACCGAGCCATCTCTGCTCGCACCCTTCGTTTCCCCTGCCATTCGGATTCTCCCACCCTTAACCGCGCTTCCCACGAGCCCCACCGCAACGAGCATTTTCCGCAGAATTACTCTATCCCAATTAGGGACGAAAAGATCAGTCTCACTCAGCGTATAAGTTTCCCGCTCCTGGCAGGCCGTTTCCAGATCCCTGCCATCCGACACCGATACCAAGGCATTGAGCTGGTCATCCAAGTGACACCACCTCATTAGCCGCGGCACCGATCTCTCGGCTTTTAGGAGCATCAAGCCCTAGACCTCCAGCCCCGAAGCGGGAATCGTGGTAAAACGCTTTCTGCTCGAACGTTTCACAACGCGAGGCCATTGCCCCCTCGCGAGGCCGCCGCGGTCTCAATGGCACGCCCAAATATAGCAGCCAGATCGATTCCGCCGATGCCATGAATAGAGGAGAGAGCATAGTTCACAATTCCTCACCCCCTCGGCCGCACAACCGCAAACTTCCCTCGCTAGGGCCCTCTTGCGCCACCCCCCGAGGTTGTTGACCCAGAGCCGGCCCCCAAGCACATTTCCGAACAGCAAACGCCCCACCCGCCCTGCCGCTCCTTGCGCTGCTCCACGCTCTCGAGCGCTTGTCGCAGCCGGTTCTCGGGCGCTGAGGTCATGGCAGCGCGCGGCCAATGCAGCGGGCAGAGGCGTTTACAGGCCGCGCATGCGGGCTTTCACGCCCCCCCCCCCCACCACACCACACACAAGCGCACCCTCCCAGTCATCCATTTGTCACCCATGTCACAACGACGGACCCTTGGCACAGTGCCCCGACTTCTTGTTCCCCAGTTGGCGTCTAGGATTTTCGCCGCTCTCTGTCGTATCCGTCCCTCGTCACTAGACTGACCTAGACACTCGGTTGCAATGGATCTCGCCGGGGGCGTTAAATCCGGGCTTGTTCGTTGAGCTCGCGGATACGTCAGAGTCATATTTCCAGATTGACATCACTCCATCTCTTCACCCCCTCGGATGTCGTTAGAGGGCAGGGTGTTCCCATGCGCTACGCGCCACCGCCACGGTCTTCATGGTACGGCCCCGGGCGACCGCCGCGCCGCAGCCGCAGGTGTTCACCAAAACTATCCACGCACTAGCCCCACTGCGGCTCGGTTACCAGTTCCTCGCTACCACGGCAAAACGTGGCCACAGCCCTGTCCATCTCCTCCCTTCACTGCGTCTCACACTCCACGGCGGGTCCTGCGGACTGCGGTCATCCAGTGCGTGGACCAGGTCGGTCACCGCCCCAATCCGTTTCGTTATAGTAGTTAGACTCGTACCACCCCTCTTATCACAGTAGTACTGACCAGAATCGCCTCGTCCCATACACCGCGGCCGTCTGGCCTCATCCGGACACTGGCAACGTATAGCGGGCGCGGCGTACTCAGCACGGATGGATTCGCACATCAGTCCGTACTCATGTGACGGGAAAGGGGCAGGGAGGGGGCGAGCACTGATACGCCGCTTTTCGGCATCGAATTCTCTACGCGATCCATTTCGGGCGCGCTCTACCACCTCCCTCTCCGTCCTCCGGCTTGATCGACACATAGACCGCACACTCCCCCACATGACTAAGAGCGCACACAGCCAGAAATAACCGCAGTCTATCCGCTCCGATCGCCTGGTCGCTGGACCCGTCGCGTGCGGAAGGACTCCACGCGCGAGAGTTGGAGGCCAATAACGCCAATCGGCGGGAAGGTGGCCAGGATGTACAGGAGCGCCTCGAGGGATCGGTGCTCGGGCGCGACTTCGGCCGGTGGGGCGTTTATTGCGGTCAGTTCAATTGTGGTCATGGTCTTTCCTTTGGGGCTGATGGTGTCGCCTGCGCCAGCGCGGCGCCTTCTGCGGTGGTAAGTTGCCGTAGGCAGTCATCGCACAGGGACATGCCCTTGAATGATTCCACTAGGCCCTGTAGCGCCTTCACTGTTTCAGCGTTGCAGAAACGCAGGTAGGCGATCTCCGCGTCCTTGTCGGTATGCGGACGAGACGGTACCAATCACGATGGTGGCGGTCGGCCGCACAATGGCCCTCCATAACGATCCAAATGCGCCGGTCGCGGGCGTATACGACCGATGAAAGGAACACCGCACGTTTCGGACTCTTGCCCCACAAGTGCCCGATGCGGCGCTCCCCCTCGTCGGTCAGTTCCAACATGTCGCCGAACTGAAGCTCTCGCTCAGCCATTGGGCACCTCGCACGCATCACATCTGCCGGCAAACCTCACATTCGCTGATGGCCACCGTCCATAGCGCAGCGCTACATTCGTCGATCAGCTCTGCCCAAATGCTCGGATTGGTTGCCTTGATCAACTCCCCGATGTTGGCGATGGGTGGAGCGCCTCGGCGCATTCCGCGATGGTTGGCAATCGTCTCCGCGGCAAGCTCCACGGCCATAGTTGTTGGGGCGTGATGGGCCTTCGTGTGCTCAGCCATACTTCACCTCGCAGATCGGAAAGACGGCCTCGATGGCGTACGCATCACCCGGCACCTTCACAACGCAGTCATGCGAAGGGAGCACAAACGCGCCGGGCGGCCGAACTACCGTGCAGCGGGCTCGGTCATCGGAGTCGAGGAACGGATGAACTTCGACGCGCGTCCCGATCGGATAGAGCCGATTGAAGAGCTGCGCCTTGCGAGCGGCAGTTTTCTGCCGGCGTTTCGCGTAGCCCGATGAATCGCACTCGGATGTCACGGAACGTGACGTCCTGCCACCACTCACGAGCATCCAAGAGCGCGTCGTAGCGTACCTTGGCCACATTCGGGCCGAAGTGAACAGTTGGACCGCGCGAAGGAGTCACACGAGTAGCTGACCTCGTAGGCTCGCTCAGCCATTGGCGGGCACCTCGGGGAACTCCCTGATGCGGAGGTCTTCCGGCCACTCGGACCAGTCGCCACCCTTTCTGTCCCGCAAAGGCCGCTTACGCCAACCGCTGATTGTTCGATCATCGCGAACGTCAATCAGAGGCTGAGCCCGAGCTGCTTCACAAAACACGCAACATCCCGCGTCCTTGCACTGTCCAACAATCGAGCGAATCCACTGGACGTTGCATGGCCGAGCTCCTGGCCCGCTCTCTCCGCCGACGATGACCCAATCGAGAGGAGGCGTCCCGGCGTCCTCATGGCCATGGAGCCATGGCCGAAGATCAACCGGCCCTAGAAGCGGCTCCACCGACAGGAAGTGCACGGCAGCAGGGCTCTCAAGAAAGATTGCAATGTCCCTGTCAGCATCTGTCTTGTTGGCGATCGAGTGCCCAAGCCAAACGTTTGGTAAGGGCCACTGGTTTCGCCCGACACGCTTATTGGCAGCACTGAACAAACGATCGGCCGCGTCACCTTGGTTATGCTGCTCAGCCACACACGCGGCGTGCTCTATGATCTCTGGATGTCTATACCGAGGGCGGTGATTCGCCTCGACCCAGCGAAAGAATTCAACCACACGGCCCGCGCGCTTAGTCAGGACTTGAAACGTGTGCCAATAACAAGCCGCCATAACACCGAAGCACGCAGCGATATATTCGAACGGGAATGACTCATGGAACAGATCGGACATTGAGTTGACGAAGACTCGGCGAGGCTTTTTCCAGCTAAATGGCTCCGTCAGCTTCTCGGGCACCAAGCGGGGATCGAAGCCTTGCTCAGTACGGGTGGCCCTCGACGCCTCGCCAGCGCTCAGCGAAGGTAAGGGCGTAGCAGTGCGCGCAGCCCGGCGCGATCTGAGTGCAGCCCCTTACTGGATTCCAGGTGGCGCCCGGTTTACCGTCCGCCCTCGCGTCCACTCGATGCTCGTGTTTTCAGCCATGTGTCACCGCCTCTTCATCTATGTCGTCTTCCCAAATGTTCTCGCACGTGTCCCGTGCTCTTCTAAGCATCCGATGCACATAGGCCGCGACTTGCAAGCAGAGCAAACCGGCCATATACCGGAGGTCCTGTACTGTGCCGCAGTAGCGGCAGATGCACGGTTCATCAAGCTCTCTCATGCCTTCACCGCCTTCTGTCGTCGCAGCCACTCCGCCTTGCAGCCCTTGCAACTGATCCCTTGCGGGTTGGTCGTGCGATCCCCGTCGATAGCATCAATGCCGCAAAGCATCTGCGCGGGGTTGGGATTCATCGCGAAAGTGCTGGATCGGATACTTACGTTTGATCATGGCGTCGATTCCCTCGAGGCTGAAGCGGCGGTATTTCATAAAGGCGGATGATTACCTTGTCGCCGGATCTCCCGGCGCACCATGCCGCACGCCTCAGCCTCCAAGGCACCTGTCTTGTGTTTCATGGATTGGATTTCCTCAAACAACAGCCCGCCTGCGAATCGGACGCTGTGCCGACCTGTTATGCCGCTGGAGGCAAGCAAGCGCAGGCGAGCGTGCTTCAGGAAATCATGTGGTCTTTGTGGCGCCCCAACCCGCACAGAGCCGGAGGCGCCACGTACCGAAACATCGTTGACTTCTGTTGTCGTGTGTTATCTCGGCCAGATCACCCCCTTTTCGAATCTTCCAAAGCTGAACATGCGGGCCGGATTGGCCGGCTCGGTCAAGGCCGCTCTCGTCTAAACTCAGCGCTACCCGGCTCCCGACGATTCAACTGTCAGACGGTCCGGACGGTGTTCTAGTCCACGAGGTTGGGCAGTCAGGGCACGTCTTTCCGTGCTGCCGCATGCTCAACTTTCAAAGATCGAAGCACTCAAATCAGCACCAACAGCGACGGTTGACCCATGACCATTAGCAGGTTACCCACCGTCAGGACGATGACCGTTTGAATCGCACGTGCAGCGGGACGCATCCCGCGGTTAACGGTTGATTGCTTTGCTGTCGGTGCTGATCTCAATGCTTTGCCTTCTCCTTTCGCTGCCATCTCGGCTTCTGAGAGCGCGGCGAATTCCTTAAGTGATCACATGGAGGCAACCGGTACGGCATATCCTGAATATCGTGGCCTGCTCTGAGGCATTGCCAGACAAGCCAGCCCTGCTTGATGTTCGTCACGAGGGACACAGCCATAGTCGGGCCTTCCTCATGATTTCCTCCCTTAACCGCGCAGCTCGCTTGGCCGGTTTACGGCCCAACCGCTGCTCTATGCGCTTCATCTCGCGCGCAAGATTCACGAGCTCTTGCGACGAACACACACCCACAATGCCCTCCATCCTGGGGCGCTTGGATGATTCCGCAATCCTGGCAACCAACGGCGGCACTGAACGTGGGCGGGCGGAAGCGCTTTTCTCGGCGTTCGATCTCCTCCCGTCGCTCCGCTAGGGCTTGAAGAACGAGCTCTCGTTGCCCTCTTGGTATGACGAATCGCCGGCAAGCCATGACCAGAAGCGGGGGACCCATGCATGGATTCGCATCAGTGCGCCTCCTGTAGATAGGTGCGCTCGATGGCGTCGGCGATTTCGGCGAAGGATGCGCGATTATTACATGAGCGCCGCCTCACCTAGCGCTGTAGCTAGTGGCCAACCTGTTGTTGCGAACGCCCTAGCCACGTCTGAACGGCCACAGGTAGATAACCACCGTCATTCGGCGCGATCATGTAGCGTATTCACCGCCACGACTACCCAATCGCCGAGCCTCGAGACGTCCCATGCCACGCCGAGCAACAAAAATGTGTCACCTTTGCGAAGGCGCCCCAGCCCTGCTTGTACCGCCCACTTCGCAACGCCTCAATCAACGCTCGGGATGTGTTTTTATTTGTTTGTGTCATCATGGGCGATTCGTCCTTCCTGTCGTCCATCACACCACTCGCGTCCACTGTCAGCTCGGCAATCGTGACGCCGGCCTTCTTAAGCTCGATGTGCTGGCGAACGATCACGACCGTTGTCGATGGATGCGCCCTCTGGAGCTTGTCGATCTCCCGACGCGCGACCAAGCCGCATTCGCAGGGTCCCAGATGGACCGCTAATAGGCTCGTCTCGGTCCATGGATCTAAACCCACAGGATGCCCATACCGATCGCGCCGAAAAGCACTCCGAGGATCGCGCCGACCAAGAAACACCACGAGGTAGTAGCCGGTCATAATTTCGCCCTCATGGTGTCCGCGGTCGCACGGTCGAAATCCCAGCCGCGCTACAGTCTTTTTGATGATCGGCGATGAGTAGCGTGAGGATGTGATACGTCCCATCATCGAGGCCCTCAACGTGCTCCGCGCGGGCATTGCCTGGACCGTGCCCTCAATGCGCGTCACCAAGAGCATCTCACGCGTCAACGTCCTGAAAAAATGTAGAAGAGCTTCATTTCACTTCCTCTTTCGTCGGCACGTCCAGCAGCGTCGCTGCGTCGCGTAGTCGCGTTTGTAATTCGCTGCTCATGTCCGCACTCGAGCATCTCGACGTTCCGCCCCTGGTCCCAGCGCACGACTGTGCGGAGGGGTTGGCGGCGGTGCGCTTATGTCGTTCAGTCATAGGGGGCCTCGCACAAGCACGCGCAGCAGTCGCATGGACCTGGGCCCAGTTGCAGCCATCGCAGTCATCGCAAAAGCCGCAGTCATCGTGGTCGTCGCAGTCATCGCAATCATCACGGTCCGCCTGTTACTGACATGGCGTTCACTCGCGTCGCTTCATTTGTCC